ACGTAATCGGCCGCGTCCGCCTTCAGCTCGGTCAGTGCGGTGCAGCCCCTCGCGTACACGTAATCGGCCGCGTCCGCCTTCAGCTCGGTCAGTGCGGTGCAGCCACTCGCGTCCACGGTCTTCGCCGCGTCCGCCTTCAGCTCGGTCAGTGCGGTGCAGCCACTCGCGTCTACGTAATCGGCCGCGTCCGCCTTCAGCTCGGTCAGTGCGGTGCAGCCACTCGCGTCCACGTAATCGGCCGCGTCCGCCTTCAGCTCGGTCAGTGCGGTGCAGCCACTCGCGTACACGGTCTTGATCGTCGATTTGTCCATCGCCATGAAGGCGGCGAGCGAAACGGACTTGTGGTCGACGTAAATAAAAATCTTGTCGGGATTCATCGGTAGCCCTCCGCGGTTGCTAGTTGACTATTTCGCTTGCTCGTATTCGCCGCGAGCGCGCGTTGTGCAAGCATGATCCCTACTCCGCCGCAATCAGTCTGAGCCGCGGCGCCTGTCCCGTAAGCGCATGCCGGCGCTCGTCCATCGCATCAGCGATCCTGCGCAGATCCCGAGCATTGCCGGCCATCTGCAGCGGCCCTAGATCGCCGACGGCGAACATCTCGCCGGCGCCGATCGCGGCATCGAACCGGTCGAAATAACCGCCGCTGCGGTTCACCTTGCGCGCCAGTTCATTGACAAAGGCGCTGATCGAAGCCGCGGTATCGTTCGGGTCATAGGTTCTCATGGGTACGCGCTCCTGTTACAGAAACGAATTCTCAGTTCCCCGCCGCCGCAACTTCGCGGACCAGATCGCCAGGCAGGCGTGGCTTCGATCCTTCGGCCTGGGCATCCGCCAGTACGAACAACCGAATTGCCGACGACAGATTGTGGCCGCCGAGGTCGCTCTTGATCGTCGCGACAAGGTCGCCCAAGGTCGTCTGCTTGCGCTTGGCGATGGCCTGCAAACCCTTCCAATAGGGTTCCTCCAAGCTGACGGAGGTCTTCTTGCCGGCAATGACGATCGAGCGTTTGATGATGGGTGATTGGCTCATACGATTTCCTCCGTGAATGGTGTCGCGGTCGGTTCCTTGGTGTGGAACGGCGGCTTCGCTGCCTTGTAATCCGCGATCGCGAGGGCTGGCCTCGACGCCGTCTTGTAGACCGTGATGGCGTCCGCCAGCTTGTCGGAAAGAGTTTCCAGATCGGCGAGTATCAGGCGGCCGATATAGCTCTCAAGATCACTGTGTATTGTCGCCAGCAGTTCGATCTTGCCGTCGCATCGCAATAGATCGGCGCCGATATTGCGTAGGTCCACCTGCAGGTCGACGTGGGGCGGGTGCTTGGTGGTCATGACGCTCCCCCGACCGCAAACAGCGAGCGGATGAAATACCCGATCATGGCGCCGATGAAGAGGCAGACGATGTAGCCGGTCATGATGTGCTCCCGGTGGTTTTGGCGGCGTCCATGCCAACCAAAATCACGCAACGCTCGCAAACTCTTGTATCCAGAGGCTTCGTTGTTCGAAGGCCGGCGTTGCTGATCTTGATATTGCGGTTGCAGCGAGATCGCAGGTCAACGATACCAAACGGTGCCGTCGCGCGATGATAGGTATCGCCAAGCTGATATCTGAGCGGGCGCCCCCAGGTTTCGATTTTCATCGCCTCACCCCTCCGCCATGATGATGGTGACTTCGGCCTGTGCCGGATGCTCGCTTGAAACTGCCGCCGGGAAGCGCGGGCGGCCTTCGATTAGGGCGATGGCGGCGTGGGCGGCGTCCTCTGCGGCGATTGCTTCGTCTTGCTCGGATCGCATCACGCTTCCCGGCGCGCCGGACGGCTTGATGCGAAAGACGGGATGTGTGGCCAATAGACCAGTAAGCGCCCCATGCGCCGTAGCGATCACCCTCACCTGCTCGGCAATGATCCGGTTGGCGGCGGCGATGCGGGCTTCGTAGGATTGGGTGGTCATGGCTCAATCCTCCAACATTTCCGACGAAATGCGACAGCCGCACGGAGGTTCTAAAGCTTCGCCGGAACCATCAACAAGAGCCGATCCGTGCATGCACCGGGGCAGCGGGTGATCGCGCTCGGCCTCTTTGTTCGCCTTGGCGAGAATGGCCAGTGCTTGGTTTTTGGCCTCTCGTTCCAGTTCTGGCTGGCGTTGCCGCAAATCTAAAATGATCTCACGGCGACTGCGGAACTCAGCAATGGCTTTCCCTTCCTCCACATCAAATACATAGTCCGTGACACCCGCGAATTGCATGGCGTAATCCCAGACCATATCCATCAGCGCCGCCTTGGAAAGCTTCTCGATCTCGGCCCGATGTTCGTCCGGGACATAAACCGGGGGCTGGTTTTTGAGGTTCATGATCCTCACTCCGGATAAGCTTCATCGAACGCACATCCGAGGATCACGTCGCCCGGAACCAAATCGCGCTCGTAACCGTCCCGCACCGTGAACCGCAGCGCCCGAACCTCCGCTTCGTCGGCGTCGTCGCCCTCGGCTACGGCATAGAGGTAACGGGCACAGAGGTTGCGCAGCGCCTTGGGGCTCAGGCGATCGATGGCGCTGTCGGGGCTCGAGATGTGCCGGCGGGGATCGGTGTAGGTCGTGGGGGTGTTCATGGCTTAGGCCTCCGCCTTCTGCAGGCGATCCATCACGGCCTCGACCGCATCCTTGGATTCCTTCAGGCCATAGCCAGTCAGGGTACGATAGAGCTTGATCGCGTCGATCTTGCGCGTCGTCACCATCGCTTCCAGCAGGAGAACAACATCTCTGCCGTTCGGTAGGGGCGCCGAGGTCGCAAACCGCGCCAGTTCGGCTTCAGCCTTTTGGGCATGTACCTTCGCAGCTGCGGTTTCCTGGATCGCATTAGTAAGGTGTTTTAAGACGATTTCGAATTCGGCTGACATCGCTCGTAACTCCCCCGTGTCTCTTGATGGGGAGTAATATAGTTCGCGATTTGCGAACTTGTCAACCATGAAATTCACAAAATGCGAACGGCGTCAGTCGCGAGACTGTGGATAAGTTCTAGCTTGCGGGTTTATCGAGGCGAATTCCAACGCCTCTCGGGTAGCAATAAGCCGTTTTGCCTGGGCATCGAGCGCGGCTGACATGCCGGGTAGCAAATCAAGATTTTGGGTAAAAGTCGTTTCGCGTGTTGCGAACGCTTGACCTGTTCGCGATCTGCGAACTATAGTGGGGGCTATGGCAGTGACCGTTGATTCTGCAATCGATGACCTTGGAGGAACCGGCGCGGTGTCCGCATGGCTCGGACTTCCGAAGTCAACCGTCAGCACGTGGCGCTCACGCGGCTTTATTCCGGCCAAGCGCTGGCCGGATTTCGTACGCATGGCCGCCGCCAACGGTTGCGACCACATTACGTTCGAAGCTCTTGCGAGTTTGCCTCCGGTTGCGACGGAGGCCGCATGTCCCTGAAAACGCAGAATGCCGCCGTAGCTCAGTCGGTAGAGCAGCCGCTTTGTAAGCGGACGGTCAGGGGTTCGAGTCCTTTCGGCGGCACCATTGATCTTGCGGAAAGCCCTTCCGCTCGCTTCTCAGGGCAGCACGCATGACCCTCAGCCCCCGCGACGCCCTTGCTGACGCCCTTTCATGCTTCACCCGCGCCCAAGCTGGCGCCATCGCCAAAAAAGCCGGCGTGACCGTCCGCCAGGCCGCCAACGCGATCTGCGGACGTCCGGTCGAGACGATCTCATATCTGCGGATATGCACCGCATTGGAATTCGATCCATTGCCGGAGATTCCGCATCCGCTATTGGGTGAGCCATCGGATTTCATCTTCGGACTGTCGGTGGGGCGCTGCCCATGGTGACACGGCAGGGGGCGAGAGGCCACCAATTTAGGGAGTGCAACTCTCCCGACCGCAGCCAAAGTTAGAGAAATAGGAGCGACCCAATGACGGAAGTAAAATTCTCTGACCTACAAGGCAAGTCACTCAAGAGCATCAAGGTCAGCGACGACAAAGAGCGCGTCGAGATTGAATGCGATGACGGCAAAAAGTTTGTCATGCTGCACCATCAAGATTGCTGCGAGAGCGTTGCCGTCGAGGACGTGATTGGCGACCTCGCGGACCTAATCGGCACGCCTATCTTGCTGGCCGAGGAAGCCGTCAGCGACAAAGAGCCGGAAGGCTTCAAACACGAATATCAGCCCGAAAGCCAAACGTGGACGTTCTACAAGCTGCGAACGATCAAGGGCAGCGTGGACATTCGTTGGTTCGGTTCGTCGAATGGCCACTACAGCGAGAGCGTTTATTTCGAGGAGGCCGCATAATGGGCCACCGTATCGATCCATACCAGCTTCGCGCCCGCGAACTAGCCGTAGCCTTCGCAATTCGGCGTCGTCTCCAAAATCTGACGCATCGGAATGCGGGCCAAGCCATCGCATCAGCAGCCGCGACGGTCGTGCGGATCGAGCGCGGCGATGTCATGTCGATCGGCGTTGTGTTGCGTGCCTGCCGGTGGCTGGACATGCATCCGTATGGATACTGCACTCCCTGCCTCCCCAAAGTTTCACGGGAAACGCGCACTGAAACAGCGGTAGTGCAATGACTTACCGCTATATGCCACCCGAAGAAAACGACCGGGTGACCGATGCTGAGCCCGTGCCCGCACAACCGTGAATGACACCAACTAAACAAACATCAGTCAGTGTCCCAAAAGCGTCCCGTAAGTCAGTTCCCCCGCCCGTAGCGTCTTTTTGTTGCGTTTGCGTCCGGTTAACGGTCCCTAACCGAACGAGCGCCACCATGATTCACTTCCTGATCGGCTTCGCCGCCATATCGACCGGCCTCATGCTCGGGCTTGTGATCTATGCCGTCGCCAAGCTCGCGGAGCCGCTGTCATGAGCCTGGCGCGGGTGTTTCCTCGTTTCGACAATCTCGATGCCGCGGTCGTCGAGTGCCTGCGGTCGCGCGCGACGCAGTCGGATCTCTACAGGTGGAGCAAGAAAGCCCGCAGTCTTTGCGTGGGCTACGGGATGGTCGGCACCATCTGTTTCGTTGCCGCCGCGCTTATCCCCGCCATCGCGCCAGTCTGCGCTCTCATCGGCATCTGTGTGAGCTTCCGTCTGCTCAATCGCGCCCGCATGGCGATCCTGCTCTATGAGGCGGCGGGGATTCCATGACCCGCGACACCCTCGACATGTTCCAACAGCCCGACCGCGGCCGCTTCGGCGATAACGAAACGCAGCCTCGTCCCGGCAATGGACCGAAGGTGACCGGATCGTCCCGTCTCGTCGATCTCGATATGGTGCGCCACAACGACGTGATCATGCCGGCGTCGATTCTCTGTTCGCTTGAGGGATCGAGAACCAAAGCCGTCGTGCTGCCGAATTCTCAGATCGAAGTCGTGGCGACCGGCCCGGTCGAACGCAAGGCGCGGAGTTGCTTCGATCAGAATGTGCGGGTGACGCTGCCGCGTTGGCTGGCGGAGAAGAAGGGATTGGTGTGAGCCATGGCAAGGAGACGCAGCGGATACATTCTGATCGACGTTGAGGATGTCTTAAACGCGAACTGGACGACGATGATCTGTTGGATGAGTGCCAAAGCAGGAGGCTGATGCCCAGCGGTTATGGCGAGATTTGTGATCTCGATATTGTGCGTGAAGCATACGACGCCTTGCAACGGAACGCGATGTATGAGGCGCGTGCAATCCTTGACCGGCTGCTGTTTCCGAAATGGAAGTCGCTATCCAAATGCAGCGACGACTATCAGCTTACGCTAAAGAGCAAATAACCGCATGACCCCAACCCTCACCCAAATTGCCGAACTCGCGGCCGAAGGCAAAGGCGACCGCGTCATTGCGCGGGAGCTTGGAATCACCCGGCATCAGGCGCGCGCTTGGTTGCAGCAAGTGAAGGTGGAGCAAGCCGCATCATCGTCCACGGCGATGGTGCCATCTACCCCAAAGGGTGGTTCGCTCGCAGCCTATGACGAAGCGTGCCGCGCGCTGGACGCGGCCGTAAAGGCCGACGAAGTCATGAAAATCCGGGTCGAGGCGAAGGCCATCGAAGCGGTGGCGCGGGTGGCCAAAAATATCGACCTTGAAGTCAACGCCGCCAAGCTACGTATCCGCGCGGAAGCCAAGCTCGGCATGATGCTGGCGAAAATCCAAGACGATGGGCTTTTGCGTCCGGGGCGGCCGAGGGCCGAAAATGGTTCGGCCGAGGAACCATTATCGCGGGTGCATCTCGCGGAAATCGGCGTGGACAAGAAGCTGTCGTCCGGCGCTCAAAAGCTCAACGCGCTGGGCAAAGAACGTCTTGCCGCCACGCTCGAGACATTCGAAATGGAAAGCAAAAAGCGTGGCCGTCTCGCTAACGACGTGATCCTATCGGCGACCGCGACCCGCAACGCCGAATCCCGCCGCCAACTCGCGCAAGAACTTTCGGACGCCAGCGCGCTCTCTGCGACAGGCCGCAAATTCCCCGTTGTTTATGCCGATCCGGCATGGCGCCGCAAAGCCGGCATCGGCGACCGCGCCTATGAGAATCACTACACAACGCAAGCGTGGGATGAAATTCTCTCGATGCCGGTCAAGGATCGGGTGCTGCCCGATGCGCAGTTGTATCTCTGGATTCCCCGCGCGCACCTACTCGCGCTGCATCCGACCGAAATCGATACCCCGCTGGGACGAACGAAAGTCAAGCTGCCGCTCGCCTATGCCGTAGCGCAAGCGTGGGGCTTCGATGCCTATTCGACCTGTTTTGTCTGGACCAAGACGGACGAGGAAAACCCGGACGTTCATAGCCTCGGCTTGATGGTCTGGGACCAGGACGAACTTCTCTTACTGTTCAAACGCGGCAAGGGGCTGCCGAAGCCGGATACCGACGTAAAATTCGGATCGAATCATCGTGAGCGCGCCGGACGGCATTCGGAAAAACCCGCGTTTTATCGCGACATGATCAACGCCATGACCGGCGGCGTTCCCGTGCTGGAACTATTTGCGCGCGAGGACGCGGAGCATCCGTTGCCGGCAAATTTCTTCACCTGGGGCGCTCAATCGACCAACTCAGCCGAACAACCCGACCCCGCGCCATCCCTCCCCGTGACGACACGGTTCCCTGGCGCGGACACTGCGCCCGCATTTGCATCTGAAAGCGATGCGGGCGCTCTTTCTTTTGACGAGGCGGCGGAATGAAGAAGTGGTGGCATTGCATCGCTGAATCGCGCGAACCCGATCTGATCATCGGCGGCGCCGATAACCCCTATTTGAAGCGCTGGTATCTGATCCCGCGCAATCCGCTGTTCAACGCCTATCTGCACCGCTTTCTGCGCAGCGATGACGATCGTGCGCTGCACGACCATCCCTGGATCAACATCTCGATTTTATTGGAGGGTGAATATACCGAGCACACCATCAGCGCCGGCGGCATCAATCTGCGCGCCGTGCGCAAAGCCGGCGATCATAAATTTCGTTCGCCATGGGCTGCGCATCGCATCGAACTGCACGCCGGCCCGTGCTGGACGTTGTTTTTGACCGGGCCGCGAATCAGAACGTGGGGCTTTCACTGCCCGAACGGATGGCGGCGCTGGCAGGATTTTACGGCGGGCGCGAGAGGCGAAACAGTTGGGCGAGGATGTGAGTGATGACCGAAGCCGGGTGCTGTCCTAAGTGGCCACTTTTCCGACCAGGTGTCCTAAGTGTCTGGGGCCGGCCTCCTAAGTGGCCTTGCCTAAAGACTCGGCAATCATGGCGCTTGGCGGCTTTCCTTGCGGCAGTAGTTGTGTGTCTCGCCGCCGGCCAACAGCCACTTTTCGCTGAACTTGTCGAATATGAAGCAAAAGCCGAGCCTGTAAACCTCATTAAAGATCGTCAAATACCGAATGAAGCCATAGAAAAAGATCGCTTTCGTTTGAAGGGGCAAGGAGTCGGTAATCAGAGCATTCGCCATGGCCCCGAACACGGTATTGGTAAACTCTTGGGATTCGCCGCTCGGCGGCGCGATGACTCCATATGGCATCTGATTTCGCGTGGCGGATTGTGGATTGGCTTCGGGTGGCAACCCTGCGTTTATGTCGAGCAACGCGAATCTATCAGCCAATTCGATAAGGCGCGCTGGCGTGCGACCATAATTGACGACACAAAAACGAATGATTTGGAAGTCATGGCCCATCTTGCCGTAAGAGCGGGTGATGCCGGTATCGATTATTTTGATAGAAAGGAAAGGGGTTTCCAATTCAGTGAGCGCGCGCTCGGCGATGTCAGCAGATTTGTTTGCGGCATCGGCAGCACGGCTAGCGGCAGCAATGGAAGCCTTCATATCGCGGGACTGCTCGGCAGCGGCCTCGCGCAAGCCGGCAGTTTCAGTGAACAATCCGGCAGTAGCCTTATACAAACGGCGGGTGAAAATGACCAAAGCAAGCGTGAATGCGGCGAGAAGCCAATCCGTGAGTTTGGCGGACCAAAATTCGCCGCCGTTTTTCTCACTATTTCCGTGCTGCTCATCGGTGGGGTTCTTTTCGGGGAGCGATTGGAGCGCCGTGGCCTTACTTGCGGCTCTGTTCTGGCTAGGTGGTCTATTTTGATCGGCAGCGTGAGTTTGCTGACGCTGATATTTTTCGGTCAATATTGGATGCAGAACTTCGCTTGTGCCCTTGGCGATCGATGCCGCTGCGTTTCGGAACAGCGTCAGTGTCCGGAGTGGAAATGATGGGCGCAACCTCAGACATCGAATGGACCAACGCGACGTGGACGCCGATCCGCGCCCGCAATCTAAAAACCGGCAAGGTCGGCTGGCACTGCGAGCACGCAAGCGATGGCTGCAAGTTCTGCTACGCGGAGGCTATGAACAAACGGCTCGGCACCGGACTTCCGTTCAAGCCGGGGCATCGCAAGGACATCGAGATATTCCTGGACACGGAGATGCTCACCGCGCCGCTGCGCTGGAAAAAGCCGCGCATGGTGTTTTGCTGCAGCATGACCGACCTCTTCGCGGACTTCGTCAAAGACGAGTGGATCAACAATATCCTCGCCGTTATGGCGCTCTGTCCACAGCATACGTTCCAGGTGCTGACGAAGCGGCCGGAACGGATGAAAGAGTATTTTTCTGTTGCATCGTCCAACGTCTGGCTCGGCACCTCCGTCGAGCGCCAGCAGGAAGCAGACGAACGCATTCCGTTGCTGATGCAGACGCCCGCGGCGGTGCGGTTTATTTCGGCCGAGCCGTTGCTGGGGCCGATTGATCTTGGTCACCATTTGGGCTCGACGGCAAACCACGAGGACCTGCGCGGATTATTGAATTGGCTCATCGTCGGCGGTGAGAGCGGCCCGCATGCGCGCCCGATGCATCCGCAGTGGGCGCGCGATCTCCGTGACCAATGCGCTGCGACAGGCGTCCCATTTTTTTTCAAGCAATGGGGCGGATTCCGCGAGTGTGAGCGCCGCGGTGAGTACTACGCCATTGCGATCAATCGGCACCCGATGGTCGTTCGCCCCGATGGCCAGTCGTTCCCGTATGCAAGCAATTGGGACGGTAACGACCGCGATGGAACGGCGGCGATGGAACGCATCAGCAAACACGCCGCCGGCCGTCTGCTCGATGGCGTCGAGCACAACGGCATGCCCAAAGTGGCGAGCGCAAAGCAATGACTTCCGCCATCGCCCCATCCCAACACCCCAAGATCGACGCGGAGGAAGCCTTGCAGCTGGCGCTTGAACTCGCCGAAGGCCAGCCAAACGCGACGCCGGCGGTCAAGGCCAAGCTCGGCATCATGGCGATCAGACAATCGGGCTGGAAAATCGTTCCTGATAACGTAGGGGAGGGGTGAGGAATGCGCGACCTCTGGAGGCCGGCGGAATGCAAGATCGCCGCGAATCTCTATCGCACGATCGAGCCGGGCCATGGCGCTCACATGCGCATGTTGGAACAGATAGCCGCACGGCTCGGGCGCCCCGTCGATGGCGTCAACACGCGCTTTCGGCGGCGAGGTCCGACGTTCGAGGGGCCACGACAATCCGGCGGCTACACGGTCAACCGGGATTACCGAGGGTCGGCGCCGACGCACGTCAACCTTGACCGGCGCTGCGCCAAGCCGGAGGCCTGCAGGGTAACGGTCAATCATGATCTTTGCGCGTCGTGCCGGCGCGCGGCGCTATACCGGGCAAGCCGGCGCCACGCGATGGTGCGGCGCATGCGGGAGCGCGGCATCGTCATCGATATCACCGTGAGCCAGCAGCCGGTCGGATTGTTCTCCGCACCCATCAAGGAGATTGCGCCGCAGGATCGATATTTGATCGATCGTTTTTTGCAACAACGCGAGCTGGCGGGACAGTAACCGATGCCCAGCCACAAATGGGACCACGACAAAGCGCGCTTCATCGCCGCCCATGAATCCCCGGACGGTAACGGTCGCCACGAACGGACCTGCATCGTCTGTCAAATGACGAAAATCACCATCATTCCGCCGCGCGGGCTCGGGGGATTCCCCTGGCACCAATGGCGCACCAAGGACGGCGATATCTGGACCGGGGAAGCGACGCCGCCGTGTCTGGTGGCGAAGCCGGTGGAAGTGAGGGCGGCGTGAGCGGACTACTTTCGCCGTTTCCTTATTTCGGGGGTAAGCGGTCAATCGCGGTCGACGTTTGGATGAGGCTCGGCAACCCGACACAGTATATCGAACCATTTTGCGGCTCTGCGGCGGTTCTTCTTGCAGCGCCGCGTCCGGCATCACTTGAAGTCATCGGCGATGGCTCAGGCTTCATCGCCAACTTCTGGCGGGCAACCAAACATCAATCGGCTGTTGTAGCGGAATGGGCCGATTATCCGGTTTCTCATATCGACCTAGGCGCGCGGCATGTTTGGTTGATGGCGCAGCGGACGCGGATCGGCGACGCGATGCAAGACCCGGATTGGCCTGGCGATGCCAAAGTCGCAGGCTGGTGGCTTTGGGGGCAATGCTGCTGGATCGGCTCGGGGTGGTGCGATTGGTTCGGCAAAATCCCCCATGCCAGTGACGCCGGGATGGGCGTACAGGCCATCGGCAAAATCCCCCATATCAGTGACGCCGGGTTGGGCGTACAGGCCATCGGCAAAATCCCCCATGCCGGTAATGCCGGGATGGGCGTACAGGCCATCGGCCAAATACCCCATGCCGGTAATGCCGGGATGGGCGACGGCGAATTGCTGACTTCCTGTGGCCGCACAGCAATGGCTTGGCTGCGAAAGATCGCTAACCGGTTAGAGCGTGTATTCGTCGCCGTGCCTTGCATCCCTCAAGCAACCCGACATGTTCATCGAAAAGCCGAAGCCGGCGAAGCAAGAGGCGCTGGAACTGTGAATGTCCTTGATCTCTTCTGCGGAGCATCCGGCGGATGGAGCAGCGGCCTTGAGTCCGCTGGATATAGGACCGTCGCCGCCTGCGAACTCGACGATTGGCGCCGCAACGTCTTCGCGGCGAGACATCCCGGATGCCGGATGTACGCCGACGTGCGCGAACTCACAGCCGATCGGTTACGCGCCGATCTCGGATATCTCCCCGATGCCGTCGTCGGATCACCCCCTTGCCAAGAGCTCAGCGCCGCCAACAGCAAAGGAAAGGGCATTACGGACGATCACCTGTTCTGGGATTGGGCGCGCCTTGTCTTCGAGATCCGACCTCTTTGGTGCGCGGCTGAAAATAGCCCTCGCGCGCGAACTGCAGGCATCGACGGGATACTCGATGCGCTGGACCAGGCAAACTACGCCTTCTGGCCGCTCGTGGTGGGTGCTGACAACGCCGGCTCCAACCACAGACGAAAGCGTCTTTGGCTCTTTGCTGCCGACGCCGACCGCATCGAGCTATGGGAGCAATCGTGGCGGCGCTGCTGGGCGAACCGGCGACCTACGGCCGTCCCTGGCGACCATGGTCGGAACGATGGAGCGGAACTCCCGGCCGCTCTCCGAGACATCGGGCGCGCTTGGCCTGACTGGAACGACGGAATCGCCGGTCTCTCAGCGGCGTGCGCTGCTGCTGGGTTTGGTGCTCTGGATGATGGGACAGACCCCATCCTGGCTCCAGGCCTGCGCAACCGTTGCATCGCTGCCCTCGGGGACGCGGTCGTCCCACAAATCCCGGAAGCGATCGGCAACGCAATCATGAAAACCTCCAATGGCAGTAAAACCCTCACCATGACGTGAGGGCGTAGGTAGCCGGTCTAACAACAACGAAGCTGAAACCATGCCGAACATCATCCGCACCACCATCGAATCCGCCGTCGCCACGGCCGTCGCCAAGCATCCAAAATACTTCACCCCACGAGGCCAGGAAAAGGCCCCGGCCGCGATCGTGCGCGAGATCATGGCGGCGTTCCGGGGTGATGATGATTCCGGGGCGGAGATCCCCGCGCCAGAGAAGCCCTACGTGCTGGTGGATCAGAGCAGCCGAGAAGCCCGCGGCTACGCCCAGCTTCGCTGTATCGCCGGCGCGCCACCGCCAAGGCCGATGTCCGACGGGTGTATGATGATTCTTCGAAGCGCTTACAACGAAGCGGTATTTACGCTTGCTGATGCGCCACCATTCGACCAATGGCCGTTCGTGAGCGATGCAGCCCAGATCAAGGCGTGGATGGAGTTTTTCAATACGTCGCTGCCGGACGTGCCGCGGCGTTCGATTGTGGACCCGCGCGGCATCCGCGTCCCCGGCTATTGGCCGCCCAGCAAGACCGGGAAGCTCTATCTGACGGAAGAAGCGGCATGAGCGGACCGCGGCTTTCGATCATTCCGGCCGGTGCAGTGACCGACCGCTCGTTAGAAGGGCGCGATCTCCAAGTGCTGTGCCTGCTCGGTCGCCACATCGACAAAGGCGGCTGGTGTGTGCGCAGCCAGGTCAGGATGGCGCGCGAATTGGGGTGTGGACGATCATCGGTTCAACGATCGCTTGACCGCCTCTATACGGCCGGCTGGGTAGAGCGAAGACAACGCGGTGAGATCCTAGAGGATGGCGAAGATCCGGGGCGCCCCAGTGTCTCCCATGCCTATCGCGTGAGGCTAGATCGCGACGATTCAGAGTGGAAGTCAGCCGCAGAGGATGACTCCGACAGCCATGCGGAAACTGCATTACAAGAGGTCGAGTGCCCACCGGTGGGCACTGAAAAACACCATTCCGAAGAGGGGGTGCCCAGCCATGGCGGGCACGGGGGTGCCCAGCCATACGCGGGCACGGGTGCCCATACATACATGGGCACCAAGAACGACCCCTTAGAACGACCCCTTTCAGAACGTGGTGGTGATAGCGCGCGCGCGAAGCCGCCGATCTCGCCAGAGGCGCACGCCTTCGCCGACGAACTCGCCTTGATAGCCGGTCACGATCCGCAATTCCTGCCGCCGCAATGGGTGTCTGCAGGCCCCGGCTACCGCGTTCAAATGATGCTCGACCACGGATGGCGCATCGAAACCATGCGCCAAACCGCCCGCGCGATGATGCAGCGCAAGCGCGACGGGCCGCCGGTGACCATCCGCTATTTCGAGAAAAGCTTCGCCCGTGCGCATGCCCAACAACCCCCATTGCCAGCCGCAGGTTCCCATGGCTCTACGACACCTTCCGATACCACGAATTGGCAACGCCGGCGCGACCGACAGCGTGAAGCCCTTGCCGAGCTCGGCGCCTTCGTCGATGCGCACACCGATGGAAGCGGAAATCAAGGCGGCGGCGGCGGTTCGTAAGATTTTCGAATGGTGTTTGATGCCGGACGTCGGCGAGAGCAACAAAACCTTTCTAGCTGGCGCCGTTGCGATCATTGCGGAATACCCCCCGGAAGTGATGGAAAAGCTCGCCGATCCCCAGACCGGGACGCGAGTACTGAAAGACCGACCGTCCCTCGCGGCGATCCGCAAAGCCTGCGACGAACTGTTCGCCCCGATCATCCGCCAACGCGCCCGCCAGGCCGCCAGCGAGAGCAGCGCGGCGTTATTGCTCGATCGCCCCAAGCCGACGATCGAGCAACGCGCCCGTGTCGCGGCATTAGCCACGGAGGTCCGCAGGAAGCTTGGTGGCACCACCGGCCCTCCCGACACCTCAACCGAACACGACCAACACGCACAACACGCACAGGCCAAGACAGGCGGAGGGGAATATGCTGATGGTAACGGAAACGACGGGGAACCTGAGGCATCTCGTCGAGGCTTCGAATGAGGTCGTGGGCCTTGATTTTCGCACGCCTCGCTTATGGCTCGCCTTCATCGCGCGGGCGTCTTGTGAACAGAAGGCGGCGGATCGACTGCGGGAATGCCGTATCCGAGCCTATTGGCCGAATTATTGCGTTACGGAAGCGATCGGCCGCCACCAGGGGAACGGTCATCGGCTCCGCGGCGCGCGGCTGAGGTCCATCATTCCCGGTTTTATCTTTGTTGCCGTCGGCATCGGCGCGGAGCCGGAATTCGACCTGCATGCCATCGTCGACGAGACGCCCGGCCTGTTGGGCTATATGCGGAACGGCTCGGGCGAAGTGGCGCAATTGCGCGAGGCCGATATCCAGCAAATCCGCAAGATCGAAGGCGATCACAATCTACCGCCCGCACGCGACCATGTGCATAACTTTAAAATGGGCGATAAAGTCAGGTTTAAGCACGCCCCGGCATGGGTTGGTAAGGTCATCGAATTCTGCAGCGACGGGCGGCTCAGCGTAGGCGTCCTATTGTTTGGGCGCGTCGTGCCTGTGAAAGGAATGCCGCACCAAGTCGAGAGGATTTAGGGGCCATGAGCGAACTTGACGATTTGGAAGAGATTGCCGAACAGAACCAGCATTACGGCAGGTCTGGTCTGAGGCGAACACTAACGAAGCGCCAGCGTGAGGCGCTGAAGCGGTCAAGCCAGCGCGGCGCCGCCGCGCAGCTGTCGGCGCATAAGCAGCAAGAGCGAGCCCTGGAAAGGCGGGATGAACTTGCCAAAAAAGCGAATCAGAATTAAACACGGGGACCTGTTGGGGCGGATGACGCCAGTCAAGGCGCTCCCGCACCAGATCGAGGCGATGTAGGCCATCCTCGCGCTGCGGCGTAAACGGCAGAAAGCGACCTTGGCTCAAAGCGCCCGACGGCGGACATGATCCGCTACAGCCGCCCGATTCTTACCGGGTGCGCAAGCTTTTCAAGCCCCTTCCGACGAGAGAGTTTCGGCAAGCATCGCGTGTGGGTCGAGCAAGGCAAGCTTTCGGAAGAAGCGATAGCCTCAGAGGTGGGGCGCGATTGTGTCCGAATGAGTCCCCCGTGAGTCAGCCCCAGAAGCCAAAATGAGTCAGCGGCCACTTAACGCAAAGCAAAAGCTATTCGGTCGCGAACTCGGCATCGCTTTGGCGGAAGGCAAGAAGCCGGAGGACGCTTACGAACGCGCGGGCTACAGGCGGCATCGCCGCAACGCGTTTCGGCTTGCCACCGACAAGCGGGTACAGGCCATCGCAGACGCGACGGCGGCCGAAGCGCTGCGGTTGAACGGGCTGCATCTCGCCTATCTGCAGGCCAAGACGTTGGGATTATTCGAACTCAACGCGTTCAAGACGTTCTATGAGCGCGGCGCAGACGGAAAAGCAACGCTCCGCAACCTCGCCGATGTCGCCGACGAGCATACCTGGGCCATCACCAAGTTCACGATGGACCCGGAAACGGGACGGCTCGTCGATATCGAAGTCCCCGACAAGCTCGCCGCCTTTAACGCGCTGTTAAAAACCATGCCAAAAGGCATGGCGCCGGTACGGACCGAGATATCCGGCCCTGGTGGTGCCCCTATTCAAACTGTGGATTTGAGCAACGCGTCCGATGACCAGCTCGCCGCTCTTGAAGCCGTTTTCGGCCCCCTTGCCGTCGCCGGCGCTGGTGATGAGGGCGATCCGGGAGGAACGCAGTAAGCGACTCGCCGATACCGAACGGCGTAGGATTTCCTGGAACGCGGAGCGTATCAAGGAACGCTGCAGCAGCCTTGTCGGTTTCGTCCGCGAAGCTTGGCCGATCCTCGAGCCATCGACGCCCTACAAACACGGTTGGCATATCGACGCGATCTGCGAGCACCTTGAGGCGATCACGCGGGGCCGAATTAACCGGCTGCTGATCAACGTTCCTCCCGGCACGATGAAATCGCTGCTGACGAGCGTATTTTGGCCGGCGTGGGAATGGACCACGCGGCCAAGTCTGCGCTATCTCACCACAAGCTACAGTGAGGATTACGCCAAGCGCGACGCGCGGCGCATGCGCGACCTGATCGAATCCGAATGGTATCAGGGTTTGTGGGGCGATACTGTCAGGCTTGGTCGCAAAGGCGAGATGAGCTTCGAAAATACCGCAAAGGGAAATCGAGAGGCCAAGCCGTTCGTGCGGTTGACCGGCGGCCGTGGCGATCGTGTCATTATCGACGATCCGCATTCGACGGAGACGGCGGAAAGCGAAAGCGAGCGCAATACGACGATCCGGATTTTTCGTGAGTCGGTCCCGACGCGCCTGAATGATCCGGTCACATCCGCCATTGTCGTCATCATGCAGCGTTTGCATGCCAACGACGTGTCCGGTCAAATACTGGCGCTCAAGCTCGGTTACGAGCATTTGATGCTGCCGATGGAATTCGAGCCGGAGCGCGCCTGTCAGACGTCGATCGGCTTCCGCGACCCGCGAACGTATGATGGGGAATTGCTGTTCCCGGAGCGGTTTCCGCGTGAGACGGTTGAACGGGATAAGATACCGCTCGGCGCGTATGCGATCGCGGGACAATTTCAGCAGCGACCGTCCCCACGCGAAGGTGGACTTTTCAAGAGGCATTGGTTTGCGGAGAAGATCGTTGATGCGGCGCCGGATCGCACGGTGTGGGTTAGACATTGGGATTTGGCGGCAAGCACGCGAAGCCAGTCCGCATTTACGGCCGGCGTAAAACTGGGCAGAGACCGAGACGGCAAATTCTACGTCGGGCATGTGATTAGGACGCGCGAAGAAGGTGCTCGGGTCCGTAATTTGATCAGTGCGACGGCGGAAATCGACGGTGTTAAAGTGTCGATCTCTCTACCGCAGGATCCCGGCCAGGCCGGTAAAGTGCAGGCGCAAGACTTCATTGCGATGCTGGCCGGCTACAAGGTGCACGCTGAGCCCGAAACAGGCGATAAGGAAAGCCGCGCGGAGCCGTTCAGCGCTCAATGCGAAGGCGGAAACGTCTATCTGGTCCGCGGCGAATGGAATGAGGCGTATCTCGATGAGTTATGCGCGTTTCCCTCGGGTAAGTTTAAAGACCAGGTAGATGCGTCCTCTGGGGCATTCGGCCGATTGATTCAGACGAAAAAGCCCCTGATCATCTCCGATGCGGCATTAGCGATGTCGCGCCGTCCGGTCCAGCATGGGTAGTAGCGAGGCACGCTTGTGGCAAAACTGCGCAGCTCTGCCGCCAAACGCCAAGCGCGCTACCGAGAACGGCTCAAGGCGAAAACGATAACGCGTAACGTCACGCGTGACGCCAAGAAATTTGCGATTTCGACAGCGGCAGTCGTCGCCTCACGGCGGAAGAAACAGAAGGACGAAATAAAGCCGTTCCAGATTCCAAAGCCTCCACCGGGAGTTCTGCCGAAGGAATCGCACGCGCTGGCGATGGACGAGCAACCCGGCATCGTCGTGGCTGCCGGATGGGCCAGCGGATATAATTGGGCGTTTCGCGAGGGGCTTGAATTTCTCGGTTATCCTTATCTCGCCGAACTCTCACAACGGCCGGAATACCGGCGCATCGTCGAAATTATCGCGACCGAAATGACGCGGAAGTGGATCACGCTCCACTCGGTAGGCGATGAAAATAAAACCGACAAAATCGCGAAAATCGAAGACGAGTTGTCGCGCCTGCAAGCACAACGCGCGTTTAAGATCTGTGCCGAGCAGGACGGGTTTTTCGGCCGGGCGCATCTCTATATCGATACCGGCGCGACCGATGATCGCGACGAGCTCATGACGCCGATCGGCAATGGTCGGGATGCGCTGAGCAAACGCAAGATCGGGAAAGGCGATCTCAAAGGGCTACGGCCGGTCGAGGCGGTCTGGACCTATCCGACCAATTACAATTCGAACGATCCGCTGAAGGGCGATTGGTACAAGCCCGATATGTGGTTCGTCATGGGCAAGCGAATTCACGTGTCGCGCCTGTTGACGTTCATCGGCCGTGAAGTCCCAGATCTGCTCAAACCAGCGTATTCATTCGGCGGGTTGTCGCTCACGCAGATGGCGAAGCCCTACGTCGATAACTGGCTCGAAACCAGACAATCGGTCAACGACGCGATTTCCGCTTATTCGACCTTCGTGCTCAAGACGACGATGTCGGAGCAGCTGCAGGTCGGCGGTGAAGAATTGAACAAGCGCGCGGAATTGTTCAATAACCTGCGGAACAACCGCGGGCTGATGATGCTCGATAAGGAAGCTGAAGACTTCGCCAATGTCGCGGCGCCGCTGTCAACGCTCGATATGCTCCAGGCGCAGGCGCAGGAGCATATGGCGAGTGTCAGCGGTATTCCCTTGGTCAAGCTCTTGGGAGTAACGCCATCGGGGTTAAATGCGTCGTCCGACGGCGAAATCCGGTGTTTCTACGACTGGATTGCGGCCTACCAAAAGGCGCTGTTCGAGGTCAATCTAACCAAAGTCATCGATTTCGTGCAGTTGTCCCTGTTCGGCGAGGTCGATCAGGGTATTACCTTCGAATTCGAGCCATTGTGGGCGCTTGACGAAAAGGAAAAGGCCGAAGTCGAAAAGATCGAAGCCGAGACAGCGCAGGTCCGGATCGACAGCGGCGTGATCTCGCCGGAGGAAGAGCGCGAGGTCGTCGCAAATAAGGCGGGCTCGCCTTATCACGGCCTTGATCCGGCCAATGCACCGAATCTGTTGGACGAAGAGGAAGAGGGGCTTGAACCGAAGTCCGGGGCTGCTAAAGTGGCGGCTGGCGAACTTGATGGTTCCGAATCGGAACGGAAACAAGCGGCCTAAAGTTCAATGGTGGAGCTGGCGGGTACAGCGTGGCTTTGCGGCTCTGAAAATGGCGGCATCGCTTAGATAGTGGGTTCGAATCCCATCCCATTGGGCAAGCGCCCCAGCCGCTGAAAAGTGGCTGGGGTTAATTGAGCGCGAGGCGGCGTGACCAAGGCGGACAGGATCATATCCGAATTAGCCGGCGATTTGCCCGTTGAACTGATCGCGACCGGTCAGTGGCTTGATGCGTTAGCTATGGAACATAAGTTGCCGCCACGCGATGCTGGGGAAACTGACGAGACTCTGCGTGAGAAAATTTGGGTGAAGCGCCTCAATGATCAAATGATTACTATCGTGAGTCTACTTTATCTGGATCAGAGGGTACGGCGATGAGCGAGTGGACGCTATCTGATCGTCGGAGCTTTCTTACCAAGAATCGGTTGGCACTCGCTCGCGTGTTGGCGCGTCTGCAAGATCGCATCGCCGCATGATCGATCTCCCGCTCGCCGACCTCATCGAGGCCCACGAAGAAGAACAGAGCGCGCAGCCGATCGCCGCGCCGACCGATCTGAAACAACAACCGCCCGAGCCGAACAGCGATGCTGCTGGTCCAAAAAAACCCGGCCACGCGAAATCGCCGTAACGAACTTATCCTCCGTCCCGTTCATCCCAACGCCGGCATCGAATCTGCCTACCGCAAGCGCCTGCTGGCGCTGATCGACGAGATGAACCGATCCTTCGCCTATTGGATCAAGGCGGCGTGGCGGTCTAACGAACCAGTTCTGGCGGGCGACGAAACTCCGGCGATTACGCTACGTGATGCCCTTCGCGATTTGAGCCAACGCTGGCGCAAGCGGTTCGATACCGCATCAAAGGAATTGGCGGACTATTTCGCCAGGGCATCGACCGAACGATCCGACGCGGCGCTGCGCGCCATCCTGAAAAAGGGCGGTTTCTCCGTCGAGTTCAAGCTGACGCCGGCGGCGAGGGATATCCTGCAAGCGACGATCGCCGAGAATGTCGCGCTGATAAAATCGATCCCGGAACAGTATCTCACCAACGTCGAAGGATTGGTGATGCGTTCGGTGCAAGCCGGTCGCGATCTCGATCAGCTAACGACGGATTTACAGGAACAGCATGGCGTAACGCGTCGGCGTGCCGTTCTTATCGCGCGCGATCAAAACAACAAAGCGACGGCGGCGATCACGGCGGCGCGCCAACAAGAGTTAGGGGTGACCGAAGCGATTTGGGTCCATTCCGGTGGTGGGAAGCATCCGCGTCCGACGCATCTCAAGGCTGGGCGCGAGCGGACACGGTATGATGTCAAAACCGGCTGGTACGATCCGGCAGTAAAGAAATACATTCGACCCGGCGAGCTGATAAACTGTCGTTGTGTGTCGCGATCGGTGGTCAAGGGGTTTGGGGAATGAGCGTCATGAAACCGGATGATGATGGTAAATTCGGAACGGGAAGCGTCGGCGCGGCGTCGCATCACCAGACAAAGATGGAAAACGGCAAGCGGCTAACAACCGCCGGTGAAGCGCTGCCCAAGCACATCGAGGCCTTGAAGATCCCGCCGGCGTGGACGGATGTGACATTCTCACCGGACCCAAAAGCTGATCTCCTGGCAACAGGAAAGGATAGCAAGGGGCGTCATGTTATTTGGTTCGCGGCCCTTATGCATCCTTGAGTTAGATCAAAGGGTCGATAGAAAGTGCGTTGATCGGGTCCCGCGCAAACGCCCGGATCCGCCAAAGAGCCAATCAGCGGTGACGGTTTCGTGATCGTCTGACGACGCGCCGCTATGCTGTTTGGCAAATGCTGTTTGCCTGTTGCGTCAAGCTACGGAAAATGCTAGGTTTTTTACACTATGGATACGGATAAAAATCCTACGCAGCCAGAAATCGAAGTCACGCCTGAGATGATCGAGGCGGGGGCGGAAACCCTCCGTGGGCTCTATAATTGGGACTTTGGCCCTAACGATTCTTCGTACTTGGCAGAACTAATTCTACGCTCGGCTTTGAAAGTACCTCGATCAGAAACGTCAAAAGCCCCGATTAGCGCGAGCGCTTCTATGGCTGATCACTTTTCCCCCGAATGCAGGGCTTGGCTCGATAAGGTTCGCGCTGAGGAACGAAAGCGATTTGGGCCGATGCTTGATGCTATGTTGCTTGAGGCCCAAAACCTTCGGCTATCAAAAGGGCGTTTCGGGCGGTCGTTAAGGGATTCAGTTGATGGCATTAACTGAATGTGTTGTGACCGTCGGCATTAAATATACGCGTCGGGCGAAGTTCGTTTTATGGTGTGCGCGCACGCTTGTTAGTTGTGGCGTCGCCATTGATGAAGATCGTTGGGCCAATCAGATCGTCCAGCAAATGGATGTAACCGTCGACGGTAAGCGCAGTACTCTTTAGCGCAAGGCGGCGCCAAATGGCGGTACGCGTCTCGTGACGCGCCGCGATGCCCGTTTAGCATGCGCTCTTCGTTCATTCCGAAAACATACAGGATCAACGCATGCCGCTGCAACAGGGGGCATCGGCGGCGGTCCGGGTTTATCTGCCGCCGTAATGCTCTATCGCGTGGCAGTTCGGACAGAGAACAACAAGGTTGTCGAGATTGTTGTTTCGTCGGTTCCGGTCGCCGTGGTGGACGACAAGAATTTCGGGGCGCTCATCGTAGGCGCATCGACTACACGAGTTAATCATTCCGCGATCTTTCATCCATGATCGCGCAGCAGACGCGCGACCGGGCTTGTCAACTCGTCGTAAGATGTTTCGGCACGATGTGCTGCAACACGGGGCTTTGTCAGCCCTTATCTTGCTGGGAGACCGTCTGAATATCTTGCGACAGACCGAGCAAGTCAGCTCGACGCTGCCGCGGTATTTCATTGATTCGTCGTAACACTTATCCGAACAATATTTAGCATTCGCTCCATCGCGCCGGACAACGCTATATCGCGATCCGCAGTGCGAGCAATCCTTCTCAGTGCGGTCATGAACTTTCTTGTAGCCCCACGCGCATTTCCTCGAACAGAACTGGAAGCTCTTAACTCGGTATCGGGGGATGCGAACCCCCTTCCCGCAGTTTTTGCAATTCAACTCAACGCTGCTGTCGGCCTTGCCGCTGCATTCCCGTGAGCAAAAGACTTGCGCCGGGTATCGCGGGGTGAATTCGGCTGTGCAAGCACGGCATGTCTTGAGGGTCACAAAATGCCTCTACTCAAAGGTTCGGGCCAAGAAACGATAAGCAAAAACATAGCCGAACTTATGCGAACAGGCAAGTATGCACCGAAACAGGCCGAGGCGATTGCCTATCGCACGGCCGGTAAAGACGCACTCGCCGCACAGGACATGAGTCCGGATGACTGGCGCGGCTTGGTCGGTGGTTTGATCAAATTCTTCGGCGAGGAATCCGAAGAACCGGAACACGCGGAAGACGCGCCAAACGGCCAGCTGAATGAAAAGGAACGATCGGAAGCCGATCGGAATAAAGCAGAACGGGAAGAGATGCCCGGCGAGGCGTTTCTTGAACCGGCGTCACGGAAATATCCGGTCAAATCGAAAGCGGACGGCAAGTACACCTATAGCCGCGATCTTCTGCTCGCCGCTGCGCGGGAAGCCCGTATGCACGGGAACGAGGAATTGGCGAAGCGCGCGGATACGATCCGGGAGCGGGAATTCGGTGGAGCACAAGACGAGGCGCTGATCACGTTCGATCGCGCCACTGTGCGTTATTACGACGCCGACGGCCGTTTGCATATAGAGGCGTCGCCCATCAGCAAGGCCAATGTCTGCGAATATCTGGGGCGGGAAATCCCAGGCGCCGAACAAATGGGGCTCGATCCGAACCGGAAGTATCGCCTGCTTCGTCACCCGGACGAACTACGCAAGGGCGCCGATACCTTCAACAACCTGCCGCTGTTGCGCCGCCATGTTCCGGTGAGCGCAGCATCGCATCAACCCGCCGAAGTCGTTGGCTCGACCGGGACCAACGCGGCATACGAGCATCCCTACCTCACGAACGCGCTGGTCGTCTGGTCGAAGGATGACATCGAACAGATCGAGGCCGATCTGAAAAAGGAATTGTCGAGCGCGTACCGTTATCGCGCGGACATGACGCCGGGTGAATATGAAGGCGAGAAATACGACGGCATCATGCGCGATATCGTCGGCAATCACGTTGCTTTGGTGAAAGAGGGCAGGGCCGGCCCCGATGTGGTCGTCGGCGACAGCAAGGAGAATTTGACCATGCCTAAGACCGTTCTGTCTCGAAAGGCCGCCCTCGTGCAAGGTGCGGTGATTGCGTTTCTCGCGCCGCGTCTCGCGACCGATGCCAAGATCGATGTTGCTCCGCTGCTCGCGGACATCACATCGGGCAATTACGTCAAGAAGCGCGCCGGCCTCGCCACTGAGGTGTCGCGACTTACCACGGGCAAATTGGCCAAGGACGCCAAATTGGACGATCTCGGCGCGGTGCTGATGGCGCTCGATGCCGTCGAGCCGGAAGAGGAAGAAAAGAAAGCCAAGGACGCCGAGGATCTTCCGGAGCCGGGCGGTGAGAAGGGCAAAGGTCCAGCCAAAGACCGCAAGGGCAAGGACAGCAAGGCCAAGGACGAAGGCCTCAAGGAAATGCTCAAAGGCAAGCTGTCCGCCGAAGACTGGAAGGCGGCGTGCGACGAGATCGACGCCATGAAGGCCAAGGATAAGGCCAAAGACGACGAAGACCCGGAAGACGAGAACGCCGATCCGGAAGATACCAACAAGGGCGACCGGAAGGGCAAGGACGAAGAACCCATGAGCAAGAAAGCCATGGACGAGGCGATTGCCGGCGAGCGCCAGCGTCAGCGCGACGTGCGCGAAGCGGAGCGGTTCGTGCGGCCGTGGATCGGCGATCTCGCCATTGCCTATGATTCCGCCGATGAGGTCTACAAAGCCGCATTGGAATCGCGCGGGAAGAGCACCAGGGGCATTCATCCTTCGGCGTATCGCTCCATTCTGGAAATGCTGCCGAAACCCGGAAGCGAGCGCAAAAGCTTCGCCGAAATGTTGGCAAGCAGCCGTGTCGCTATGGATTCGGCGGGCAGCAAAAGCTTCGCCGAAATGTTCCCCGGCGCCATGGATATCAAGATCAGCGCGTAAACCGAACCCAATCCAAAAACATAGGAGAACGCCACGATGAGCGGCGGCATTCAGGCAACGATTACGACCCAGCCGGCCCCTGGGATCGCTGGCGATTTCTGCGACGCCAATCCGCGGTATTCGTGGGACGCCGGTCCGGGTGGACTGGTCGCGGGTCCAAGTGGACTGGTCATCGGCCTCTTCGCATGGGTGGCCTATTCCCAGCTTGACGGCGACAGTGCCCCAGCGGCAGCCAATAACTTCGGCTCCGGGCCGGTTACGGGCTTCGTCTCGCGCGCGCAGCAGGGCCTCATCACGACGTATCTGTCCGATGCGGGCGTGACGATTCCGGCGGGCTTCCAATGCACGCTGATGTCGGGTGGTGGCTTCTGGGCCTACAACAGCGGCTCCGGGCAGGCTCTTCCGGGCATGAAGGCCTATGCCAATTTCGTCAACGGCAAGGTCACCTTCGCTGCTTCGGGGAGCCCGACGACCGCCAGTGCAACTACTTCGACCATCGCCTCTGGCACTGCGGCGACTTTCACGGGGGCGGTCTCCGGCAACGTGCTGACGGTCACCGGTTCGGTCACCAACACGATCTATCCCGGCGCCGTTCTTTCGGGAACCAACGTCGCGACCAACACCGTCATCACGGGACAGCTCAGCGGTACGACCGGCGGCGCGGGCACCTATTCGCTGAATATCGGCGAGCAGAGCATCGCCGCGGAAGCGCTCACCGCGACCCCTTACGTGCTTGATACCACCGGAGGCACCGTCACCGGGTCGATCGTGGTCGGCTCCGTCCTTCAGTCCGCCGGTGGCACGGCGACGGGCACCGTTGTCGGCATGTCGGTGGTCACCGCGAACCAACCCGCGACCGGAAAATACATCGTGGCTCCCGCGGGCTTTGGCGCAGCGGGCACCGTGACGAGCGGCACCATCGTGTTGGCGTCAAATATCGAAACCTCATGGTACGCGCGCTCGTCCGGTCTTACCGGCGAAGTGGTGAAGATCAGCAACGTGCCGGGCATCGGCTAACGCTTGGCTGCGGCTCAAGGATCAGGAGAAACTTTCATGAACCACCAAGAAGCAATTGAGCTTTGGGCTGCGCATCGCGGGATGCTGGCGCAACGCGGCGTGACGATGACCGATGTGCGGTCCTATGTCCCGGATGAATTCCGGTACGATTTCGGTTTGGCGATGGATGCGCAGCCGGCGCTCTCCACCACCGATCCGAACTCCGCGGTTCCGGCGATCCTCACCACGATGATCGATCCGAAGGTCTTCAAGGCGTTGTTCGCGCCGAACAAGGCTACGGTCATCATGGGCGAAGAGCGGCGAGGAACGTGGCTCGACGATACGATCATGCTGCCCGTGACGGAAGCCGCCGGTGAAGTGTCGAGCTATGGCGACTATGCCGAAAACGGCGCCGTCACCTCGAACACCAACTGGCCCCAGCGTCAGGCCTATTTGTTCCAGGTCGTGAAGCAGTACGGCGAGCGCGAGCTCGAGCGCGCGGGGCTGGCGCGCATCAATTGGGTTGCGGAACTCGACTATTCGGCAGCCTTGATGCTCAACAAGTTCTCCAACCTGACGTATTTCTACGGCGTCGCTGGGCTGCAGAACTATGGGCTGCTCAACGACCCGCACCTCAATGCGTCCCTGACGCCGGCCACCAAAGCCTATGGCGGCACGACGTGGTACAACAATTCAGGCCAGGTCGCGGCAACTGCCAACGAAATCTTCGCCGACATCGAAAATCTGTTCACGCAGCTGGTCATCCAGACCGCCGGCTCGGTCAATCGCGAGACACCGATGGTGCTCTCACTGAGCCCGCAGTCCGAAGCGGCGTTTACCACGACCAACAGCTTCAACGTCAACGTCAGCGATCTCATCAAGAAGAACTTCCCGAATCTCAAGGTGGAGAATGCCGTGCAGTACGGCGTTCTGAGCGCGTCCAATCCGCAAGGGATCGCCGGCGGCAACTTCATGCAGCTGATCGCGAAGGAGCTTGACGGCCAGGAAACCGGCTATTGCGGCTTCAACGAGAAAATGCGCGCGCACAAGCTCATTCCGCAGATGTCCTCCTACAAGCAAAAGGTCAGCGCCGGCACATGGGGCTGCATTCTGCGGATGACGTCCACCATCGCATCAATGCTCGGCATCTGACCGATCGCTCAAGAAGGAAAACACAATGGCCGCGACTGTCGTGGTAGCCTGCAAACACCCGCCCGGTATCGTCATGCGCGTGTTTGAACGCGAGGAATACGACGTTCCCGTGCTTGGTGGTGGTTCGCGAAAGGAATCGCGCGCCATCGCAGTGGGCGAACCTGTCAAAATCAATGGGCCGGCGGTCCCATTCGGGCAGACACCATCCTTCGTTATTGCCGGAGGTTATGCGCTAACGCCGAACGTGCCGGCGGACGTGGCGATGGCCTATATGGAACAGAATAAAAACTCTGCGTTGGTCAAGAACAATCTGATTTTCATTCACGAAAAGCCCGAATTCGCCCAAAAACAGGCGAGGGAGCAAAAGGCCGTCAAGAGCGGACTTGAGCGTCTTGATGTCGGGATGGTGACCAAAAACGGCCGCGAGGTGCCGAAAGACCCGCGGTGGCCGGCGCGCGTCAATCCGAACTTGTCAGGAGTTGCGACCGACAAGCGTGATGACACGTAAACGATCATGGGTGTCGTTGTCGCATTCAGTTATCCGAACTGGACGGTTCTGTTCCCTCAGTTCGGTAACGTGAACGAGGCCCAAGTAACGGGGCCGGTTCTGACCGTGGCGCAGCAATATTGCCGCAATGACGGCGGCGGTCCGGTCAATGATTGCGGCGTCCAGACGCAGATGTTGAATCTCATGGTCGCTCATGTAGCCCAGCTTCTCTATGGGTCCACGACGCAGCCCGTGTCGCCGCTGGTCGGACGTATCAGTGGGGCGACCGAAGGGACGGTATCGGTTTCGACCGAATTTCCGACCACGCCATCGAGTGCGTGGTTTTTGCAAACGCAGTATGGCGCGATGTATTGGCAGATGATCCTGCCCTATCGTCTTGGCCGATATCGACCCAAGATCACACCTCAGCGCCAAGCTGTCGGTGGCCCGTGGTGACTGAATGGCGACCCTCAAGGGCGGCGATAAGCTCGCCGATGTTCTGAAAACGATCGGCGCCAAAGCAAGCAACGCTAAATCAGTCCAGGTCGGGTTCCTGGAAAACTCGACCTATCCCGACGGCACCAGCGTCCCGATGGTAGCGGCGATCCAGGAATTCGGCGCGCCGAAAGTCGGCATTCCGCCGCGGCCGTATTTCCGGAACATGATCGCGGCGAAGTCGAAACAATGGCCGAAGGCCACGGCCGAGCTGCTGAAAGACAACGACTATGACGCCGCGAAGACGTTGGGCCTCGTCGGCGAGGGTGTGAAGGGCCAGTTGCAGCAGTCGATCGTCGACACCAATACGCCACCCAACGCGCCCGCGACCATCGCGCGCAAGGGCGCTGCGAAGCCGCTGGTCGACAGCGGCCATATGCTCAATTCCATTGATTACCAAGTCAAAACCTGATGCTCGGGAGATAGCGCGATGAGCGGCACCACCGTTCTTTTCAGTTCGAAGACCGGCGATATCAACTTTCCGATCACGCCCGCGTCGATCGACAGCATGACGATCGGCGCGACGACGCCGGCGCCGATCACGGGGACCAATCTGCACGCCACCGGCACCACGGAATTGGATGGCGCGGTGAGCGGGGCCGGTTTCGTGGCCGCGGTGCAGGCGATCATCGAGGGCGATGCCCCGGCGGCGCGTTATCTCCCGCTCACGGATGTCAAGACGGCGGCCGGTTTGCCGCTCGCGACGGGAACGGCTGCGACGACGCTTCCGGGTATTGCGCGCACGGCCGGCACCAGCATGTATCTCACCGGCGCGGCTACGTCTGGTGCGACGCCCGCGACCACGAACATGCTGTGGGAATTCGATCTGCCCACGACCTATGTCGCGGGTGCGGCGATTCCGGTTGGGGTCAATTGCGTGGTGCCGGTAGCGACCGATGTGACGGCGGCTTCCACCACCATGACCGTTTTGGCTTACACCGAAGTCAACGGCGTTGAAACCGCATTGACGGTTTCCGCGGCCCAGCAAATCCCCATCACGACGGCGGCGACCTTGACGTTTTCGATTACCGGCACGGGTCTCGTTCCGGGCGCGCACATCGTATTGGAATTGACCATGCTGGTTACGACGACCTCGGGCGGCGCGTCGAGCGGGCAGGTCAACAGCGTGGGCATCACGGCGTGAACCTTCACGGCATCGTCTCGGGCGCCATAAGCGCGGTCAATCCCTTCGTCGCCGCGACGGTGCAGCGTTCGACCGGCTACACCACGAATTCCGATGGTTCGCGCGTTCCGACCTATACGACGTTCTCTGTGTCGGTGCAGATGCAGGCGCTCACCTACACCGATCTCAGAGAACTCGACGCCCTGAACATCACCGGCAAGCGGCGCAAGATTTATCTCAGCGGCGATGTCGAAGGCATCATCCGCGCCGATCAGCGCGGCGGCGATCTGATCGTATTTCCGACCGGAACGTTGCCGGAAGGCAATACCTGGCTTGCCGCTTACGTGCTGGAAAACTGGCCGGATTGGGTGTCGGTTGCGATCACGCTGCAGGACGGGAGTTGACGAATGTTCAGCCAATCCTACGACCCGCTCGGTTATCAGCAACTTGCGGCGAACTCGACGGCACAGGCGTTGACCGTTCCAGCCGGCGCGAACTGCGCGCTGTTCGCGGTCGAGACGGCGAACGTGCGCTGGCGAGATGATGGCGTTGCGCCGACGACATCAGCAGGTATGCCGATCGTCGCCGGTGCCGCTCCGTTCTTCTACAGTGGCACGCTCTCGGCCCTGCAATTCATCGCCGAATCCGGCAGTCCGCTGGTCAACGTATCGTACTATCGCCCGGCCGGATGATGCATGCCGTCGCCCGCTCCGACGCAATCGCAGATCCAGACGGCGCTGCGGTCTTTTCTGTTGAACGTATTACCGTCTGGCGTCGAAGTCATCGAGGGCCAGGACAATCGCGTTCCGGAGCCGCAGGGCGGTGATTTCGTTGTCATGACGCCGATCCGGCGCGCGCGGCTTTCGACCAACATCGATCAGCAAGCGGACACGCTTTTCACGGGATCGATTGCCGGAACGACATTGGCCGTCAGCGCAATCACGTTCGGTACGATCGCTGTCGGTGATCCGGTCTATGGCGTCGATGTTGCATCGGGCACCGAAGTCACCGCGCTCGGAACTGGAACGGGCGGAACTGGCACCTATACCGTCGCGCCGTCGCAAACCGTAGCGAGCGAGGCGATGGCGGCCGGCACGATGCAGGTATTGCAGCCGACCGATGTGGTGTTCCAGCTCGACTTTCACAGCGCCAATGTCGGGGATTCGTCCGATATGGCGCAGACGATAGCGACGCTGTTTCGCGATCCATATGCGACCGAATTCTTTTCCGCGCTGACACCGCCGATCGATGTAGCGCCGTTGTATGTGGACGATCCGCGGCAGATGCCGTTCATGAACGCGGAACAACAATTCGAGACACGCTGGATCGTCGATGTGCACCTTGAGGCAAATCAGGTCGTAAGCGTGGGCCAGCAGTACGCCGATAGCGTCGATATCGGGCTTGTGAGCGTCACCGCGGCCTATCCGAACTGATCAATCCGCAAATACTCAGCACGCCTCGCGCATGAGGATTCAACGCGCATGACAATACCCGCCAATCAGATCGTCAATGTCGTGCCAAGCGTCATCTCCGCCGGCGGCACCGGGCCGAACGGCGTCGGCTTGATGCTGACGACAAGCACGCGCATTCCGCTCGGCACAGTGCAAAGCTTCGCCAATCAGCAAGCCGTGGCGGCCTATTTTGGGGCCGGTTCCTATCACGCGGCCGAAGCGGGCATTTATTTCACCGGCTTCAATGGGGCGACCATCCAGCCCTCGACGCTGTTGATGGCGCAGTACAATCAAAATGCTGTGGCGGCCTACATCCGCGGCGGGAATGTCTCGACGCTCACGCTGGCGCAATTACAGGCGATTTCCGGATCATTGGATATCGTCATTGACGGCTATGCCCGCAACGCCGCGTCCGTCAATCTGTCCGCGGCGACCAGCTTCTCCAACGCGGCGACGATCATCGCCTCGGCGCTCAATACCGCCGATCCGACCGAAGCCACCGTCACGGCCGCGATCGGGGCGACCTTCACCGGGTCGCAATCCGGCACCAGTCTGACGACGACCTCCGTCACCGGCCTGATCTCGATCGGCGATACGGTTGCAGGTACGGGCGTGGCGTCGGGGACCACGATCGTTTCGCAGACCTCGGGCACCACCGGCGGCGCCGGCGTCTATGTGACCAGCAAGTCCGGGACGGCATCGTCGGCGTCATGCACGGCGAGCAGCAACGTCCTCGACGTGACGGTAGTTTCCGGCACCATCGAACCCGGCCAATACGTCACCGGCGCCGGCGTCACCTCCGCGGTGATCTTGTCGCAGGCCGGCGGCACCACGGGCGGCGTCGGCACTTACGTCATCGCGGGATCGCCGCAGCAGGTCGCCAGCGAATCGATGACGATCGAGGCAACGCCGGTCGCTGTGACTTACGATTCAATTTCCGGCGCTTTTGTCATCACGTCCGGCATCGTTGGTCCCAATTCCACCGCGGCATTCGCGACCGGGACGATCGCGGCGACGCTGCTGCTGACTTCGGCGACCGGGGCTGTGCTTTCGCAAGGCGCTGCCGCAGCGACGCCAGCCGCTTTGATGACGGCGCTGATTGCGGTCAATTCGAATTGGGCCAACTTCATGACCCTGTTCGATCCCGATAACGGAACTGGCAATACGGTCAAACAGGCGTTCGCGGCGTGGAAGAACACCGCGTTGGGCGGTAACAAGTTCGGCTATTTCTGCTGGGATCCAGATGAAAGCCCGGCAACCTCGAGCGACGCCGCCGGAAGCCTTGGGCGCATTCTTGCCGGTAATAACGATTCCGGCACGCTTTTGATATGGGAGGGCGGCGCGACGGGGGATACCGGACTATGCGCATTCGCGCTCGGTGTTGCGGCGTCGACGAATTTCCAGCAGACCAATGGGCGCGTCAATTACGCCGGACGATCCCAGAGCGGGCTAGTGGCGGATGTGTCCGATCCGGTCACGTCGCAGAATCTATTGGCCAATGGCTATAGCTTCTACGGCGCCTATGGCGCAGCGAATCCAAATTTTATCTGGTTGCAAAACGGCGCAATCACTGGCCCGTTCCAATGGACCGACAGCTATGAGATTCAGATCTGGCTCAATGGCCAGTTTCAGGTCGCCTTGCTCACGCTCCTTCAAAATACCTTGTCGATTCCGTTCAGTACCGCGGGGGCCGCACTCATCACCGGTGCCTGTCAATCGGTGATCCAGGCGGGTTTGAACTTCCGAGCGTTCGGTCCGGATACGCTTGACGCCACCGAAATCGCCGAAGTCAACAACGCCGCTGGGCTTAATATCGCGCCGACGCTGCAGAGTCAGGGCTATTACCTTCAGGTCAATGTCCCAGGCGCGACGGTGCGCGCCTCGCGCGGACCATGGCCGATCACGTTCTGGTATATCGATCAGGGCAGCGTGCAGTCGATCGACCTTTCCAGCGTTCTCGTTCAATAACAGGGGCACGTCATGGGGCTCGATCTCACCGCCGCGAATTGCGTCATTACGCTGACGCTTTCTCCGCTGTTCACCACGCCGCAGCAGCTTCAAGGTTTCGCTGTGGATGATGTCTACACCACGCCGGAAATTGCGCCCACGGAAACCAAGATGGGGGTCGACGGCGTGCTCTCTGGCGGCATGGTGTTCGTTCCGGTGGAACAAGAAATCATGCTGCAGGCGAATTCGCCGTCGATCGGTTTTTTTGATCAATGGTATCTCTATCAAATATCCGGCCTGTCGTCGTATTCGGCGAACGGCACCACGACGCTGCCGGGTCTAGGCAAACAATGGATCATGACCAACGGTTTCTTGGTTGGCTATGTCCCCCTCCCGCCGGCCAAGAAGACGCTGGACGCCCAACACTTCCGTATTCGCTGGAATCTGTCCACGCCGGTTCCGATCGGCTGATTCCATGCGTAAAAGCGAAATCGTCGCTGTGCCCGAATGGGGCGGCCGGGATGAGGGGAAGCTGTTCAAGATCACCGAATGGGACGCCTTCCGCGCCGAGAAATGGGCGTGGCGCATGGGCCTCGCCCTCAAGGGCACCAACGGCGAGTTGCCGGACGCTATCGCCCGGCTCGGCATGGTCGGCATCGCGGTTCGGACGATCAATGCGATTCTCTCGGCGGATGTCGATCCTGCAAAGCTGATGCCGCTGCTCGATGAGATGATGACCTGCGTCAAGATCGTTCGCGATCCGAGCGTGAGAGACCCGGCCACGGGCCAACCCTTGGCCGTTGATTTGGTCGGACAGGACGATATCGAGGAAATCAGGACGGTCGGATGGCTCAGGTCGGAGGTCCTGAGAATACATACAAATTTTTCCGCGACCGCGGCGCTGTCCGCGTTGATCTCGGTTATTCGGGAGTCAGTCTCTTAGATTATCCGAACGTCCCGCCATCGATCGGTATGGTGGTATCGCGCGATCTGAAAATGATCGAGCCGTTGAACGCGACCATCAGTGTCGAAGAGCTGCATGATCTCTTGGAAATAATCGTGATCGACGGCCATAACGCGCGGCAGATTGCGAAGGCCGAAGCGGCGCGGCGGAGACGAGGCCAGCAATGACGACGGTCATCGGCTCGCTCGTTGTTGAACTCGCGATTGACGCCCGCCAACTGAACGAAGGCACGCGCCAGGCGCTTGAGAATTTCAAGCGCACGCAGGAAGAAGCCAAGAAAGGCGGCGGTCAGGTCGAGGCCGAAGGCAAGCGGGTCATTAATTATCTGGACTCGCTCAAACGCGCCGCGCTCGGGGTGACGGGCATTCTCTTGGGCGGCATGGGATTAAAGGAATTCACCGGATATCTCACCAATCTCGACGCCGCGACCGCGCGCGTCGCCAAGACAATGGATGTCTCGGTGCGCGAACTATCCGCGTGGCAGGGCGCGGCGGAACAGACCGGCGGCTCCGCCGAAGGCATGACCGGGACGCTGCAAAATCTCTCGAGCGAGGTGAACAAGTTTGTTCTGACCGGGCAGTCCGGATTGCTCGCGGTTCTCACCCCGTTGGGCATCGGACTCTACAACACCAACGGACAACTTAAAACGTCGACCGAACTCTTTCTCGAGCTTGCCGACGCGGTGCAGGGCATGGACCCGGCGCGGGCAAGAGCGATGCTGTCCATGCTCGGCATGGATCAGAGTGCGATCAATCTTGCGATCCAGGGCCGTCATGCGATCGAAGGATATTTGGACGCGGCGAAAGCGGCTGGTCTGACGACCGCGCAAAGTGCGGAGGACGCCGCCGAATATCAGCGGCAGTTGGCGCTGCTCAATCTGACGGCGACCAATACCGGCCGCACGCTGCTGACGACGTTTGCGCCGGCGCTCGACATTGCGCTCGTCACGTTGCGGCATCTGGCGGACGGTAATATCTGGGGCGCGATCGGGCACGGTTTCGCCGCGCCGTTCAAGCAATTTGTCGCCGTCATCGACGACATGAATGCCAAGCTTTACGACGCCGCGGCCCTGGTCGCGGATTTCTTCGGCAATAAGGATAAGGCGGCGGAGGATAGGGCCAAGGCATCAGAAGCCAGACAAAGCGCACAGTCATGGCGCACCGGAGCGGAACAAAGCCGTCAGGCCTCGCTCGCAGATCAGGGCCTCGTGGGCCATCTTGCCGCCGGCCAGACCGCGCCGCTCGAAACTCTGGAAGCGACGATGGGCTCGCGCGGCGACCGCAACAACAATCCCGGCAACATCAAAATGGGGCCGGTGGCGCGAAAGTTCGGTGCGGTCAGTCAGGACGATCAGGGCCATGCGATTTTCCCGACGTGGCAGGCCGGTAACGCCGCGCAAGCCGAATTGCTGCGGCGGAGCTATTCCGGCCTGACGCTCGCCGAGATCGGCCAGAAATACGCTGAGGATCCGAATTGGGCATCAGGCGTCGCGCAATACAGCGGGTTTTCGCTGAGTCAGGTGCCCGATCTTTCCGACCCGGCGACCATGGGGCGCCTGCAGGCTGCAATCCGGCGCCAGGAGGGCACGCATGCCCCGGCGGGGTTCCCTACGGGCTCTTTGGGCATGCCGATCGGCGCGCCGGCCGCGGCGACGCTGCAGCATTCCAGCATGATCGACAACAGCCGGGGCAACACCACGCATATGGTGAAAGTGGAGACCGGCGACATTCACGTCAGCGCCCCGAATGCGCGCACCAATGGCGACATAGGGGAAGCGATCGGGGCGTCGTTGCAGCGGCAAGCGGCGCTGGCGTCATGGAATACCGGGCTGGTGTAAAATGCCGAACGTCCCCAACGTCCCCGGCGTGCCGGCGCTGTCGAGCTACGCCACCAACAATACATCGCTGTTGATTACCGACGCGGCGATCGTTGTTGGGGCGTTTCTGCCACCGCCATGGGGAATTTACTATCAGGGCCAACCCGTATTGCTGCCCGCCAGCATTGCGTCGCAGCTCGCGTCGTCGGCCTTGGCGCCGTTCGCGCAGGTTGCCTCGTTGCTTGGATTTCCCAATCTGTTGCCGGTGTTTGCGTCCACTCTGGAATTCGACTTCGATCAAGAATGGGCCATCGCCGATACACAGCAAGAGCAGGGCGCGTTCCAGTCCTATGACAAGGTTCAACTGCCGTTCGATCTGCGTACCCGGATTTGCTGCGGCGGCGCGGTGGGGCCGCGCCAGGCATTCCTCAATGCCATTTTCGCCATCGCCGGAGGGTCGCCGCTCGGATCGTCCTCGTTGATCACATCGGCGCTGTCATCGGTTGCATCCGCCGCGGGATTGAGTTCGATCGGGGCCTCACTGACGGGCGGCATTCTGTCGGGGACACTAACACCGCCGCTGTTCGATATCGTGACGCCGGAAGGCACCTATGCGAGTTGCAGCGCGCGGCGGGTGTCATTCTCGCGGCGGTCGGACGAGGGCGCAACCCTGATCGCGGTCGATCTGTGGTGGAAGCAGATCAGGCAGACCTCGACGGCGTCGTTTTCCAACGCCCAGATACCCGGAATCGCCGGGCAGCAAAGCATCAGCAATGTGCAGCCGCAAACGCCGAACGTCACCTTTCCGAGCGGAAGCCTGATGTGACATGCCGCAGATCGTGCCGTTGCAGGCGATCCCGAACCAGACGTTGCAGGTCCAGCTCAACAGTCAGAACTGCACGCTGAACGTCCAGCAATTCGCATTCGGATTGTTCATCACGGTCTATGTCGGGCCATCCCTGATCATTCCGACGGTGCTCTGTCAGAATCTCAATCGCATCATCCGTGATGCCTATTTGGGGTTTGTCGGCGATCTGGCATTTCTGGACACGCAGGGTACGTCGAATCCGGTCTATACCGGGCTCGGGAGCAACAGCGCGGCGCGCTATCAGTTGTTCTATCTGTTTCCGGCTGATCTGTGATGGCGTCGTTCACGCAAAAGCTGATCACCGTCACGGTGCAGCTCGCCAATAATCCCGGCACCAATCAGCCCAACACCTTCGCCGAAGGATCCGTTCCCGGACAGGCGGCGGGTTCGAATACGGTCACGCTGTCGAATTCCCGCACCAGTGTGCGCATCCGCAATTCCGGCACGTTTCTGCAAACGGCGACGGTCAAGGTCTGGGGCCTGACGCCAAGCCTGATGAATCAACTCTCGACGCTCGGCATCGTCTATAACATCGTCGCCAAGAACCTGATCACGATCAACGCGGGAGACAACATCAACGGCATGCCGGCAGCGTTTTCCGGCACGATCATGAACGCCTATGCCGACTATCGTATGATGCCGGATGTGCCGTTCGTGTTCGAATGCAATGGGCTGTTGGCCGGCGGCATCGCTTCGGTGCCGGCCGCGAGCTTTTCGGGCGCGACGGACGTGGCAACTATCATGGCCGGGCTCGCACGTCAGGCGGGACTCGGATTTCAGAATTCCGGCGTTTCCGTTCAACTATCGAACCCTTATTTTCCAGGTTCGATCAATCAACAGATCGACGCATGTGCGCGGCACGCCGGTATCAGTTACGGCATCGTCAATGCGACGCTGAATATCTGGCCGAAGGGCGGGTCGCAAGCCGCCGGCCTTTCCGTGCCGATCATATCTCCGGCGACGGGCATGATCTCGTCGCCGCAATTGACGCAGCAGGGCATCGTCGTCGATACGCTGTTCAACGCGCTGATCGCGTATGGTGGTCCAGTACAGGTACAAAGCGACGTGCTCTCCGGGGTGCTCTCCGCGCAATCCGTGGCGAACTCGACGTTTAAAACTCCGGCGAACGGTGTGTGGGCAGTCTATAAGCTCGATCACGCCTTGGATTCGCTGGTCCGTAATGGGCTGTGGCAGTCCGCGGTCTATGCCTACAACCCGAATTATCCCAAACCCGTGATTGCGGCGGTCGGATAGATGCCGTCCGGCTACGGGCAACAAACTCCGGAGGACAGCAACAGCGATTTGGGGGCGGTTGCGTTTATCGTGCGCCAGATGATGGCGCAGATGGACACGATGAAGCTGGTGCAGGTCGTCGCCGTGCACGGCGGGGCTGGTGCGATTGCCGCCGCCGGGACGGTGGATGTGCTCCCGTTGGTCAATCAGATCGACGGCGCGACGCCGCCCAATCCGACGCCGCACGGCACGGTCTATGGCATCCCTTGGTCACGCCTTACCGGCGGGCAGAACGCCGTGATCTGCGATCCGCAAGCCAACGACATCGGTTATGTGGTCGCGGCCGATCGCGACATCTCGGTCCTCAAGACGACATTCGCGCAGGGCAATCCCGGCTCACAACGGCGGTTCAATATCGCCGACGGCATCTACACCTCGCTCGCGCTCAATGTCGCGCCCAATCAGTATCTCGTTTTCACATCGACCGGCGTCCGTCTGGTCGATCAATTCAACAACTCAATTGCCTTGGCGTCCAGCGGCGTGACCATAAGCGTTGCCGGTTCTGTCATCGGTCAATTCACGTCAACGGGCCTCGCCGTCACCGGCAAGATCATATCGACGGGTGACATGGTGGCGGGTTTGATCAGCGTTCAGAACCATCTCACCACGGGCGTGCAATCAGGGTCCGAGTTGTCAGGGCCGCCGACAGGATGACCATCCATGGCATCGACCTTGTTGCTCGATACTGTGGCCTGGGATCTGGTGCTCGATGCCAACGTCAACATCGCGGTCGCGGCTGAACCGTATTCGTTGGCGCAAGACGCGGCGTCAGCCATTCGCACCTTCGCCGGCGAGTGTTTCTGGGATACGACGGTCGGCGTCCCGTATTTGACGCAGATATTCGGTCAATCGCCGCCGCCCCTGACGCAGATCAAACAAGATTTCATCAATGCCGCCTTGACCGTGCCGGACGTGGCGTCGGCGCAAGTCTTCATTTCTGGCATTACCAAGCGCGTGCTGAGCGGGCAGGTGCAGGTGGTTTCGGCTTCGACCGGACAGGTGTCGGCGGCGAACTTTGCCGTGGTCAATCCGCAAGGTGCCGGTTGAACGATGGCGAATATCGGCACCACCAACGTCCCGGCGATCGATTGGAGCTCGGGCGGTCCGATCGTCCCGTCCGGTCCCGCGGTCCTCACGGGCGTGCAGCAGGATTATAACGTCGCGTTCGCGGTGACGTTCAATTGGAATCAGAATACGCCGCAAGGCCAATTGGCGGGTTCCACGGCCGCCGTCGTCAACAACGCCAATCAGGAAATCGCCTGGATCGCGACGCAGATCGATCCGGCCTACTCGACCGGGCGGTTCCAGGATGCGATCGGAAGGATAAGTCCGGGCGGGACGTTCGCCCGCATTGCGTCGGCGCCGACCACGCTGCAGATTGAATGTTTCGGCGGCACCAATACGCCGTTGCCGGCGGGGCCGGCGAGCTACGCAACGATCGTCGATCCAGCAAACAACGTCTATCAATGCACGCAGGCCGGCACGATTCCGGCGAGCGGGTCGATCGTTCTGTCGTTCGCGGCGTTGACCTATGGTCCCATTCCCGTCCCGGAGACGGTCGCGCCCTATCAGGCAATCTCGGGCTGGGACAGCGCCATCGTCGTCTCCGGCGTGCAGGGACAGAACGTCGAGACTTCGCAACAGTTCGAGTTGCGGCGCGAACAGTCCGTCAGCGCGAATTCCGCCAACAACAACGCAGCGATGCTGGGCGTCATTCTCAATGTGCCCGCGGTGCTCGACGCCTACGTGACGGACAATCCGAGCAATTCGCCGGCGACGATCGGCGGCGTGTCGATTCCCGCCAATACCCAATACATCGCCGTGACCGGCGGCACGGCGACCGCGGTGGCTCAAGCCATCTTTTCCAAGAAGGTGCCGGGCATTCCGCTTTACAGCGGCAACAACAGCGAGACGGTCCAGGACACCAATTCGGGCTATTCGCCGCCCTATCCGAGCTACACCATCACCTGGGAAACGCCGGCGGCCCTGGCGATTTTGTTCGCGGTCGTTGTCGCGTCCAGCCCGCAGGTGCCGAGCACCGCCAACACACAGATTCAGAATGCGATTCTCAACGCGTTCAACGGCGGCGGTGCGGTCGTCACCGGCTCGATCACGGGAACGGTCCTCACCGTCTCGTTTGTGTCGCAAGGCACGCTCACCGTTGGGCAGAGCTTGTCCGGCGTGGGCATCACGGCCGGCACGACGATATCCGGATTAGGAACGGGGAGTGGCGGCACCGGCACTTACATCGTATCGTCGAGTCAGACCGTAGCCTCGACCTCGATCGTTGCCGGATCAGCAACCAACAATCCGATTCCGCCGCGTGCCCGTATCGGATCGTCGATCTATGCGGCGCAATATGCCGCGGTCATCACGGCATTAGGTTCATGGGCGGCGATCAAGTCGCTGCAAATCGGGTCGAACAACACGCCCGGCGCCGTCGTCAAGGGTTATGTCAACGGCACGACGCTCACCGTCGTATCGGTCACTTCGGGCACGATTGCGGTTGGGCAATGGCTCACCGGCGCCGATAGCGTCAATGGCATCGTTGCTGGCACGACGATTACCGCCTTCGGCACGGGAAGCGGCGGGACCGGGACCTATACCGTCAGCAATACCCAAACCGTCGGCGCAAGCTTCACCGGTACGGCGTCGGGCGCCAATCTCACGGCTTCGGCCGTCACCGGGTATATCGCACCAGGTGACATCATCGCAGGAACCGGCGTGCCGAGCGGGACGACGATCCTGTCGCAAACCTCGGGCACCGCCGGCGGCGCCGGCGTCTATGTCACGTCTGTGTCGACAACCGCCTCATCGGCGGCGATCACGGCAAACGTCGCCGTCACCGCCACGGCGGCCAATCAGAGTCTTGTTGCGGTCAATATCAATCAGGAACCGACGCTGATCGCCGCGGGTATCGCGGTCGCGGTGTCGTAATGGGCGTTCCGTATCCGCACCCGAATCCGGTTCCCGGTTCCAATGCCATCGGATCGTTCACGATCGGCGTCTCTCCGATCGGCGATATTCCGTCGTTCGATGTCTGGACGACGATGCTGTCGCAATATGCGAACAGTCCGATCATTACCCAACTCGTTTCGAACATGGCGCAATACGTCGATCAGACGCAGAACCTCGACGCGTTTTTCGACAATGTCTGGAACATCGGCACGGCCGTCGGTTCGGCACTCGATCTGTGGGGACGGATCGTCGGCGTCGGCCGGGTGCTGCAATTGCCGAGCAATACCTCGTATCTCGGTTTCGAAGAGGCAAGTTCATGGCAGACATTCGGGCAGGCGCCGTTCTATTCCAACGAGGCCGTCAGCAGTAATTATTTGCTGTCCGACGCAGCATTTCGCACGCTGATTCTCGCCAAGGCGCTGTTCAACGTCAGTGACGGTTCGATACCTGCGACCAATCAAATTCTGCTCAATCTGTTCGGGCAGGGTTATGTGACGGACGGCCTCAATCTGACCATGACCTATACGTTTCCGACCGCTTTGACGCCGGTGCAATACGCCATCGTTCTCAATTCCGGCGTGCTGCCGCGCCCGCCCGGCGTTTCGACATCCGTGGTGCAGGGGTGATCATGAAACATTTCATCGCCTTGGTCGGTTGCGTTGTTTATTTGATCGTGTCGCAAGCGCCGGCGTTCGCGTTGAGCGATTCCGCGATCCCGACCAAGATCCCGACTTGGTGGGGCGAGCTTGCCGGGTCGCCTTACATCACCTGTCCGGTGCCGACACCTTCGCAGGTCAGCATTACCGCGGGGAGGGCGTCGTGGACGACGGGCTTTCCGCCTTTGACCTTTACGCCTGTCGCCTCGGGCGGCGTGCCGCCATTCGGGCAGGACATGAACGGCGCGCTTTGCCAAATTTCGCAATGGACGCAATGGCAGAACGCCGGCGCGCCGACCTTCTACGATTCCGTGTTCTCGACGGCCGTCAGCGGCTATCCGGCCGGCGCCGTGGTAGCGAACGCGTCGACTGCGGGGTGCTTCTGGGTCTCGACCGCCGACAACAATACCAGTAATCCGGACACGGGCGGCGCGAACTGGAACGCATCATGCCCCGGCGGCGGAATAGGTGGAGCATCGACCGGATCGGCGAATTCTCAGGTCGTCACGACGACGCCGTTTGCGCTTAGTTCCGGGCGTCCACTTGCCGGCACGGTCATCGCCTACAAGGCCGGTTATTCGAACACGTTGGCGCTGCAGGTCAATGTCAATAGTACCGGATTAATCAACGTCTATCGGCATTCGCAGCGCGGCGCGACGCTCTCCGTTGGCGGCGAGACGATTGCCGGGCAGATGGTGACGCTGCAGTACGATGGATCGGTGTGGCAGTGCCAATCGTGCGCCGTCGCCTATGTCGGCGAAGAAAAGATACACACCGGACCCGCGTCGACAGTGCCTGCGGGTTACGCAATCGAGAATGGGGCCTGCGTGTCTCTGACGACTTACGCGGACCTCTATGCCGTCTATGGCAGCACGGACACGTGGTCGCCGGGATCGACCGGCGGCGCGTGTTCGTCGGGGTACTTTCACCTGAAATTTGCCAACGGCCAGGGATCATTTGCGAGCAATACGCAGGGCGGCCAGACCGGGCCGCTGACGAATTGTACGGCGACGGTGGGAGCCACATGCGGAGCTCAGACGGAGACGATCGCGCAGGCCAATCTACCCAATGTAAGTTTCACTAACTCCGGCATCGCTGTCATCAACGGCGGCAATACCGGCATCGCTGTCACCAACGGCGGCAATACCGGCATCGCTGTGAATAATGGAACACCCACTATCCCCGTTTGCCAAAATGGTTTGACATGTACGGGCGGAAGTGGGCTTGTCGGTTTTGGAGATACTGGCACCATTGCCGGTAATATGTCTGGCGTTGCTACTAATGTTAGTATCTCTGCGCAGGGCAACAGCAATGTCTACGTTTCGTCTCAGGGCAACAGCTCAGTCTACGTTTCGTCTCAGGGCAGTGCAGCATCGGGTGGTTCTGGCACCGCGCTCCCAATCGTGCCGCCAATCAATTCCAACATCTTCATCGTAAAACTCTGATCGTCGAGAAAAAGGAAAACCTCACATGCGCCTGATCGCCGCCGCGTTCGCCGTTGCGTTGCTCTCCGTCCCCGCCTTCGCGGGCGACGCGCCCAAGAAGCTGACGCTGTCGGAATGCATCAACCTGCGCGCTGCGTTACGAGCGCTGGATTCCTATCAGGGTGTCGATAAGGACGGAAAATCGTCGCCTCAGCAATACAAGCTCGGCGCGCTGCGCGGGCCGATCGCGCTCGATGCGCTCGCGCTCGATACGGTCATCAAGGCCGGCGACGAGGCGCGGGTTGCCCTGGTGACGGAGCTTCTGCCGAAGGGAGTTCCGAACGAACACAGCAAGGAATACACCGATTTCGTCGCCAATAATCCCGACTACAAAAAGTTCATTGCGGAATATCAGATCATGCTGGCGGCTCCGCAAAGCATCGACATTCCGCACATCAAACTTTCCGATCTGAAAATCGGCGATGCGCCGGACGGCAATCCGATTCCGACCGATGTCATTACCGCCTTGGCGCCGATCCTGGACCGCTAAAAGCAAACCGTTCGCGCTGGAAATGGACACGGCAATGCGATCATTCGTATCTATCATCATTGCGTTGATTGCAACGCTCTGCGGCGGGGCTGCGCATGCGCAGTCCCCCGTCGGCTCACCGTGTCCCTACATCGCCTATGGTTCGGTGCTGACGGCGGCGCAATGGCAATACTGTTTCGAGATCAAAGCCGATGCGACCACGGGCGGCTATTTGCCGCTCGCCGGCGGCACGATGACGGGGCCTCTGGTCACGGCGCCGTCCGCAACCGGGGGTGCCGGTTTCAATCTTGCGGCAGGGACGGCTCCGACCTCGCCGAACAACGGTGACATGTGGTCGACGAGCGCCGGCTTCTACGGCCAGGCGGGCGGTGTCACTTATGGCCCGTTCACGGAGGGCACGGCCGGCAGCTTCGCGGCGACCGCTCCGCTCGCCGTCACATTCCCATCGAGTGTCGTCACCTATGCGCTCGCCTACAATTCGTCGTTGACCAAAGACGGCAGCAACAATCTCGGCATCAATCTCGCCAACACCAACGTCTATTCGATCCTGCAGACGATCGATCTTGGCACCGGGACCGCGCCGGCGGCGGGCCCAGGGGCCGGCTTCGACCTTTATGGCGCGAATGGCGCCAGCGCGCGTTCGGAAATCACCGCCTTCACCAATGGCACGTCGGGCGTTTCGGCGATCTTTGACGGCCGGACTTCGCTCGGAACGCGGGCGTCCCCTTCGGCGGTAACGAGCGGCACGCTGCTATCGTCATTCGAGGGCAAGGGCTACGACACGTCGGTGTGGACCGGCACCGGTGGATCCGTCCACGTCTATGCGGAGGGGACGTTCTCCCCGACCTCGCATCCCGGCGAGGCCTGCCTTGCCACCACAGCGTCGGGCGCGACCGCGACCACGGATTGGCTGTGCGTTCACAATGACGGCGGGGCGACGCTGGGAAGCCCCACGGGAGGCGATGAGGGCGCGGGCACTCTGAACCTCGCCGGGGCGCTCTACGGCAATGGGACGGCGCCTACGGGCACGGGGGGCTATGTCCGTGCGATCTCGCCGACGCTGGTGACACCGGCGCTCGCCGCCGCTATTGCGACCAGCATCAACGGGCTCGCAATCACCACGACGATCGGCAGCACGCTTGACATCGCGAACGGCAAGACATTGACCGACACGTCCGGCGTCGGCGCCGATCTGTTGCTCGGCGCGACGGGCGGCGGCTTTACGGCCTACGGTGGCACGTCCAGCGCCGGCAATGTGCTCACGGCGCTTAGCGCGGCTGGTGCCGGCAGCTTCCTTCCCTACGGGCTCACCGGCAATTCGACGCTGGTCGAGACGACGACGGGTGGCTTGCTCACGCCATCGCTGCTGCCGGCGGCTACATCGTCAGTCATCGGTGGCGTTATTGTCGGCACCGGCCTCACCGTATCGAGCGGCACCATCACGCCAACATTCGGCACCGCAACCAATCAGGTTGCTGAGGGCGGGGTAATCACGGCGGCAGGCCCGATCGGTTCGGCGACCGCCATTCCGGTCATTACCTACAACGCGGCGGGGCAGCTCACCACAGTCGGCACGGCAACGCCCACGGTCGCGTCGGTTAATGGCGTCTCCTACGGCTCGTCGCCATCGATCAACACTGTTCCCGTGGTGACGGGAACAAACGCGACGACCTATGAGGCGGTGCCGAACGCCGCACTCGCCAATTCGGCAATCACGCTTGGGGGCACGAGCGTTTCTCTTGGCGGCACAACCGGCGTTAGCGGTACGCCGATCTCTGGACTTTATCTTTCCAGCCCCAATATCGCGACCACGATCAACGGCAGTCCTACGTGGCCTTCGCCGGGAGTGATCGGCGGCACGACGCCGGCGGCGATCACCGGCACCACGATAACCGGCACGGCATCGGTCACGGATAGCGGCCTTTCGACCCAAGGCGCGACCTGCAACAGTTCCGCTGGGCTATTCTCCACCACGACCACGGGCTGCGCGAACTTTATTCAATCCCTCGCGACGGGCGGCACCGGCGCTGCCATCAGTGCGACGCAGTACGGTCTACCCTACTTTTCGTCCACGACCGCGATGGGCAGTACGGCGGCCGGCACGACCTCGACGTTGTTTCAGGGCAACGCCTCTGGGCCGCCGACCTGGGTCAGTACGCTGCCGGCGACAGTGCAAGGCAACATCACCGCGACTGGCGCGTTGGCGTCGGGCTCGATCGCGTCCGGCTTCGGTGCCATCGTCACGTCCAACACTATCGCGACCGCCGCCCATACGATCACGTCGCCGTCGGCGGACGCCCTCGCCGTCGGTCCCAACGGCACAACCAATCCAACGCTCCAGGTCAACGCGTCCGCGTCAAGCGCTGCGACCGGCCTTGATATCGTCGGCGCGGCGGCAGGCAGCGGCCTCGCGCTCTCCGTCATTTCCAGCGGAACCAACGAGAACCTGACGCTCAACGCCAAAGGCTCGGGGACTATCGGCATCGGTTCCGTCTCGACGGGCGCCGTGACGATCACGCCGAACACCATTCTAGGCGGCACGCTCACGGCCGCGTCGCTCGCGGCCTCGGGCACGGCCGCAAGCTCACTGTGCATCACTTCTGGCGGAGGGGTCTACACGAGTGTTGGCGTCAACTGCTTTGCGAATGGTTCGGCTACTGCCGGCGGCTCGAACACGCAGGCCCAGTACAACGCCAGCGGTTCGCTTGGCGGCATTTCAGGGGTAACCTCGAACGGCACGTCGATGACGTTCGCAACGGGCGATCTTATTATCAACGGTGGCTCGGCCACGGCTGGTATTGCAACGGTCACGTCGGGTGGTGTTGTGAGCAGCGAGGCTGTGGTGCCGGTGGCGAACGGCGGGACTGCGGCATCGGCGTCAGTCGCCTATTCATTGTTCGGTAATACGGCGAATAATACGACGGGAGCGGGATATTTTGCTATTGGCGGACTGACGAACAAGGCGTCTCCCACTGGTAGTGATTTGATTCTTATTCAGGACCAAGCGGCGAGCGGCCAGCTCAAATATGCTTCCATGTCTGCCGTCGCCTCGGTCGGCGTGGCGTCCATCGCTGGCAATACCGGCGCATTTACGCTCAGCACTGGTATCACAAACTCCACCAACGTTATTCAGCTCGCGCTGAATAACGCAACACTTCAAGCGCAACCATCTAATCCAACTGGAACGACCACTACTTCCGCCAACGTGATGATGGGCCTCGGCGGCACATGCAAGATCACGCCAGTTTATAGTGGACGTATTTTTGTTCAATTCATGGGAGACGTTGCCAATAGTGTCACTGGCGATAGCGCATTCTTCACGGCTCACTACGGCACGGGCACCGCACCAGTCAACGCCGCCGCTGCGACCGGCACAGTCATTGGTGCACAGATCGGTATGACAGAGCCGGTCGGAGGCGACATTATTCCCTTCACTGTCGGCGGCATTGTCACAGGGTTGACGCCTAGCACGGCTTATTGGCTGGATATGGGCCTGCAAGCGTTCACCGGCGGCACCGCCACCCTCACCAACTTATCGTGCAACGCAATGGAGTTTTGATACCGCCGCCATCTACGTCACACGCGTCAGATAATTGAGGAAATAAAAATGACCATCACTGCATTCCGCGCTGGGAAAAATGGCACTAGCCAGAACTACGTTCCGCCCAACCCGACGACCTATGTGAAGATCACTTGGCCATATCTCTTTTTTGACGGCACTGGAGGATTCGACAACGCGACAAACTTCAGATGGACCGCTCCGAGTGCCGGAATCATCGTGTTGGGTTTTCAGGTCTGGAACCAAGCTGGCGCGACTAATTCTCAGAACGGCCCTCTCGTCTCGAAGATTTACAAGAATGGCGGCGGCTGGTACGACATTGCCGGTATCGGAGACATCGGTAGCTTTCCGAATACCTCTCCGCAAGGCGGTTCGATGGTTGATGAATGTGCGCAAGGCGATTACTACGAAATCTGGAATTATTGCCAACCCGAATCTTTCTCGACTAACATCACAATCGATGGCAACAATGCCCACACTTGGTGGTGGGGACTGTTCATTCCATCGGGAACGTAGTCACAGCATGAACACTGCAGACCATCAAGGCCGGTATTATGGCGCAAACGCCACCGGGAATAGCCTAACCCGTTGATGTTTATCCATAATACCGTGCATTCCAAAAAGGGGAATGTACGATGGGATTATCCGCACGAGAATGTCTGTCCCCACCAATTCACTGGGGAATCATTCGATGGGTCGCGTGGAGATTGTCTCTCGGGGTACGATCCCGGGAAGGAGTCGAATCGTGGCCAAGCGAAACTTTTTCATCCGTGTGCTCGAATGGCTTGGGCATTTCGAGACAATTCAGGCGATCATCCAAGCGGAGTTTATCCGCACGTTGCTGGTGCCGACCGTGACGGCGCTGGCTACGGGTGGCGCTGGGATATTGGGCGGTTTACCGCTCATGTGGATTTTTATGGCGACCGCCGTGGCGGGCGCAAGCGCCGCAATAGGGATTCTCAACGCGAGCACTTATTTGGAGCGCAAAAATCCAGCCTACAAGTTACAAGTCGTAGAGACCGTTTTCAGCTTCGATTTGTTTCCGATCAGCGCGCCCAACAGGAAGCAGCGTAAGGCCGCGACAGCTCAGGGAGGGTCGCCAGCAATCCCGGCTTTCAGGCATCTTGTAAGAGGCCAATTAGGATTTAGGGTGGGGAATCGGGCGAGCTTTCCGATTTCGATTATCGCCTTCGCGGCTGAAACAGAGATCGAAGGTCTTAAGCCCCCGCGAGCGAAATTTCCAAAAAAGCCAATGATAATACAGCCGGGGGCGATACTTTGGATTCACGATGATCCGATCGCTTTCGACAACATGATTTGCGGCAATTTAGATGGTATAATGGATATGACGATCAAGTATGGGTTACCCGGTAAAGAACATTTCGAAATAGTCCACAAAGGAACCGTTGAAATCTTCATGGAGCCCTATGGCCTTATGAAACAGGTTTACTTTCATCCAGCTTCTAGCGAGTCCTAAATTTCCTCCAAAGCCACGCCGTCCAATTCCAGCGCTGCAAGACACGCCAGAAAGAACGTCGCCGGGAACGTTCCCCGTTTGAGCTTATTCGTAATCGACGCTTCAGTTTCGTCTTTAAACCCATGCTTCTTGAGCCGCTGGGCTAGCTCCACATAGGTTATTTCGGCATCGCGCAGCTTGTGCTTGAGGAACGCGGCGGCTCGTTCCGCCCACTCCGCCTCTGAGGTTATCGACATGTCATGCACCTATCGCATACGATAGGCTATCACTTATGATATTTTGCGCTTGGCTGGCGATGAAGCGGAGGCAGTCGGTGGACTTCACGGGATATTGGCAGCGACACCATTAACCATTCGCTAACTCGATTCAGCGAGAGCCTGAAGATTCCGTCTCGATTCCGAGGCGAAAAAAAGCCCGGCACGATGTCGGGCTAGGGGAGCAGTGCAATGGCTAACAACGCAACGTCGGTTTGGCATGCGGGGGTTATTGCGTCCGGGTCGTCCCTGGAGCAATGGTCCCGATCGGCTGATCTTGGATTATCTGGTTCAGTAGAACTTTCAGTTGGGCCGCTACATCAAGCGGCATCACCAATCGAGTTGCGACCGCCGCTGTCATTTTCGTCTGTGGCTGACCTTTCATCATCTGATCGAGATCGCCACGCATCACCGTGAAAGTTAGCGTCGCGCACGGCCCTAGAACGCTAAAATTTATTGGGCCGTTTACGACTAACGTTGGTGTAATGATCTGCTGAGCTATCTGGCTCATTGGATTTATCCTCGTAATTATGCACGTTTGTGCGTTGGCCGGGCTTGACCACGCCTCGAATCTGAAATCTAGTGACCGACGCAACCACTTTACTGTCCCGCGCCCGGCCAAGGGTTGTGAATCGACCTGAGGCTGTATGTCAATGCAGCCGTGCAGTTTTTTCCCGCCGCAATCCGAAGGTGATTCCGCATGCGAGCTTTCCCGCCGCCGCTGCGCTATGGCGTGGCGAGCCTGCTGATCCTGTGCGCCCTGTCGGCCCTGCCGGCCTATGCGGGGCACCGGCATCATCATCGGCATCATGTGCACCATGAAGCGAGCCGCTCGGGTATAAGCTCCCATCCGCAGCGGTGGGAGTGGTCCTATGGTGACGTAGGACTACGGGGCGGCTCCCTTCATGGGCGCCCGTCCGATTGCTACGGCATCCCGTGGTGCGGCTGCTATCTGCGGCACCTTCTCGGCATCGCCGATCGCGAGCTCAACCGTGCCGTCGCATGGGCGCACTGGGGCCATGCAACCTACGCCCATGCCGGCGCGGTCGCGGTGTGGCGGCATCATGTCGGCATCATCCGCGGCGGTCCGGACCAGACTGGGCGGTGGCTGGTCGAGAGCGGCAATGACGGGCACGCGGTCCGCACGCGCTACCGCTCGCTGGCGCGCGCCATCGCGTTTCGGGAATGATCTCGCAGTGGTTCTGTCCGCGGCATCCGAACACGATGCTGGTGCGGCGCAATAGTATTGGTCCCCCTGCAGGCGCGGCGTTGATCTTTCAAAGACAATACTGCCCGCAATGCTGGCGCGAACAAATGGCGCAGATCAAATCGATGAGGCGCGATCATGCGCGAAGACGAAGCCCATGGCGACTTTCCACACATGGTGCTGCCGCCGCTGAGCCCGTGTGAGAGCGTGGCGGCATGGCGCTATGGTTTGGCGCGGCTGATCGTGGTGTTGATCGGGAGTCTTATCATCGTCGCCGCGGGCCTCGCCGCGCTGATCCTGTGCGCCGCGGCCGCGCCGGCGCACGCGCGCGATCACGGCTTCGATCCAACGAGCCCGGTGACGCAATTCTTCGATCAGCTGAAGCGGCCCTATTGCGCGCCTGGCGCAAATGTCTGTTCGTGCTGTGGCAAAGCCGACGCCTATCCGGTCATGATCGACCAGGAAGCGACGTTCGACGGCGACAAGCCGGATGGTGTCGCTCATGTCATCGACGGTGCGGCGATCGTCTATCCGGACGGCACCGTCCGCTCCGTCATCCCCGACGGCACGGTGTTTCATTTCACCGGCCGCGACGTGACCAAGCTCAAGCAGGGCAACCCGACCAAGACGGCGTGGGCGTTCCTTGGGACCGGGCTTGGCGGTCAAATCTCGATCGTGTGGTGCGTGGTGCCGCTGCCGCCGGGGATGTGAAAGAACAAAACAACGGGAGATGCAAGCCATGGCCCTTATCGGCGTATTTCTGTTCGCGATCTATGCGTGGCTGTTCTTCGCCATCGTGGTCGCGCCGCTGCTGGTGGTCTGCTGCCTAATCGTCCTGATCTTGATCTCGCTGCGCATCCGCAACGAGGCGGTTGGCGGCATTATGTGCGGCGCATCGTGTGCCGGAATTGTCGTCTGCGTTGTTTGGGTGGCGAGCAATGATCCGGTCGGCGTCATTCGTTTGATTGGAGGCTGACATGATCATCCCCAACATCGCCGACTTCAATCACAACAACCCGGTCAACTTCACCGAGATCGCCGCGGCCGGCATCTGGGGCGTCATCATGAAGGCACGCCAGGGCCTCGGCTTTAAAGACCCTGCGTATGCCAAGCGTTACGCGGCGGCGAAGAGCGTCGGCCTCCTGGTTGCCGCCTACGACTTCGCGACGCACGATGTGGTCGCCGACAATGTCGCTGCGTTTCTCGCAACCGCGCAGCTCGGCCTCAATGACGGCGCCTGGCTCGACTTCGAGGACAACAGCGCCTCGCAGATGACCGGCGACCAGGCCCACGAGTTTTTGGACCGCGTATCGCAAAAGCTCGGCCGCGCCTGCGGCATCTATGGCGGCAATCGGATTCGCGAGCAGATCGACCCGCAGGCGGCGAAATGGATCGACATGGCGGCCCGCGCGCCGCTGTGGCAGTGCCGCTATATCGGCGTGCAGCCGGACGACAATGACGAGTTATTCCGGTTCATTCATACGATCCCACCGTGGACCAAAAACACGATTATCCAATACACGGGTGATGGGGTCGGCCCGAAGCCGCACACGGTGCCGGGGCTTGAGAATGGCGCCGACCTCAACGTGTTCAATGGCACGCGCGAGGAGCTCGCGAAGGTCTGGGCCGGGGCACCGCTGGCGGGGCTCGCGTGAGCCGAATGGTGATAGAGAGAGGTCACGATGAAGGGACGACGCATTCCGATCACGGCCAAGACCGAGCAAGAGTTTAGCGCGAGCGACGACCGCTCGGTTGTGGGCCTGCTCGAGCAGCCGGGAGACTACTGCGGCCCTATCCTTGGCTACGCGGGCGATCGCCCATGCGTGTTTTTTCTCAAGCCGAATGCTCGCGACCCGAATGCGCCACGCCGCGCACGAAGCTGGCAGTACGTCGCGTCGCCCCCTCACACTTTCAGAGAGGAACCAAACGGCACGCTGACAATCACGCCGTCTATTAGTGATAAGGCCGGGCAGTCGGAAAGTGATGGCTGGCACGGCTACCTCACCGGAGGCGAATGGCACAAGGTCTAAGGTCTACAATGCTGGCCGCAGCGCTCATCGGCGCCACATCGATCGCGCATGCCGAATCCGGCATCGCCTCGTTCTATACCGATCATCGAGTCGCATGCCCCGGCGAACACTACGACGCGCGGGCGCTCGCAGCCGCGCACCGCACGCTGCCGTGCCGATCTCGGGTGCGCGTCACCGCCCGCAATGGCCACACGATCGTGGTCCGCATCAACGACCGCGGCCCGTATATCCGCGGCCGCATCATCGATCTCACGCCCGCCGGCGCTCGCGCGCTCGGCATGGATGGGCTGGCGCACGTCACTGTGGAGAGGATCGAATGAAAGCGACGCGCATCGAGCAATTGGCGGATGGCGTCACGCTGTATTTGGGTGATTGTCGCGACGTGCTGCCTATGGTTCCGCGCGCGGATGCTGTGGTGATGGACCCGCCCTACGGCATGAACAAAGGCTTCGCCAATGACACACCGGAGGCCGCCGACGCGCTCGCCGCGCATGTGGTCGAATGGTGCCGCGCGCACGTTCAAGGCAACGTGCTGGTCTTTTGGAGCGCACAGCGCCTTAGCGTAATTGAGCGGGTTTTCGCCCCTAAGCGAGTGATGATTTGGAACAAAACCTTCGCGATCTACGCCCCGAATAACGTCGGATACCGCTATGAACCCCTTATTTGGGTCGCGGGTAAGGAAGCGACGGCCAAAAGGGGCGACATTTTCGAGTCCTTCCCTATCGCGTTCAAGGCGCAAGCCGAGAATGAGGGGCACGAAACCCAAAAGCCGATGGAACTGCTTAAGGAAATCGTCCGCGATTTCACGAACAAGGGCGACATGATTCTTGACCCGTTCATGGGCAGCGGCACGACGGGCTGCGCAGCGGTCAATATGGGTCGCCGGTTCACTGGCATCGAAATTGAGCAGAAATACTTCGACATGGCGGCGCGCCGTATCAGTGACGCGCTGGCGCGCCCGGACCTTTTTGTGGACCGGCCCGCGCGCGCCGAGCCGCTGGAACTGCCGCTCGAATCTACAGGTAGACCATGAGGGAGGCATTGCTGTGAAATCCGCCATTCTCATCCTCGCCATCCTCGCCGCGCCTGGCGAGATCGGCGCATTCGTCACGGCATGCACGCCGGATGCTTTGCGGCTGTGCACGGCCGAGCAACTGGCGGCGGCTGCAGCCTGCGGCAAGAGCGCAAGGTGTCCGCCTATCCACAAATGCTTTGCGGAACATCGGCGCGAGATTGGCGCCGCGTGCGGCGCTTTGCTGAAGAAGCGTGGGCATTAGCCGATGACCATCACCATCGCGATCCTCTGCGGCATGACGAGCGAACTGCACGCGCTGCAAAGCGTGTTCGGCTCGTATCCCAACGTCGCGATCTACAGCGGCAGCGACCGCCTGCATCTGCCCGAGCTCGTGCCGACAACGGTTGCCAGGATCATCGACATGGGCTTGGGCGGTGGGTTAGGGCCGCCGGACCCATACGGCTACGTCCTTAAAGTTCCGGATGTGGTGTCGGCAACGACGCTCGCCGACAAGCGCGGCGAACTGATCGACGCGGAATCGCTCTGGATGGATGCCGCGATACTGACGGCGGCGCTCGCCGGGATCGTCGTTCACAAACTGCCGTACTATTCGGATGGCGAATTCAACGAGTCCAACACCAAGGCGCAACGCGAATATATCCGCCGGCTCAGCGCCAATCACGCGCTCGCCATGAGCGACGAAACGCGGTTCGCCGCGGCTCTTGCGCAGCAGCGCAAGATCGAATTCGGCATCTGGCGGGTCATGTCGGATGTGTGGCCGATGACACTGCCGCCTGCGGCGCGGGGTGCGATCCTCAATTCGGACGGGTCGGTCAATATCGCCGCGCTCGCGGGTTCGCTGGCATCCGATCCGGAGCAGATACCGGCACTTATTCAGCTCGGCCATGACGGCGTGGCGTCGCTCGACATGCTGCGAAAGTCGGCAAGCGCCGTGGCGGCCGTGTTCGCAGAACCTTCGCACTGAAAACGGAGACGGTAGTGGATTTTCAGCAGCCGCCAGCCGTTGTCGAAGTCAAGACGACAGAACGTCACGATATCAAAGAAGAGACAATCGAACATGTGGCGCGGCTGCTTGCGCGCGCGGAAGGCGTCGATCCTGATGCTGATATGCGATACAGCTTGCCCCGGCTCGATTCGATGACTGTCACCTGTGACGCCGTCGGAATGCAATATCCGACGTCCCTCGCATGGAACAACTACCGGCGGCAGGCTGAAAAACTGCTGCGTGATTTGTTTGCAAAAGGAGAATGCCATGCAAATTGATCCAAAAATCACCTTCTGGTTCGGCGTGTGGACCAATATTCTCATGCTGATCGGCGGCGGCACGATCAAGTTCGCCGGACTGCTATCCGATCCGATCGCATTCAAGGTGACCGGCTGGTGCCTCTTCACGGCGACCATCAACAGCGTGATCCTTACGGCTCTGACCGGCTATTCGTCGAACGCTAAAGGGCCGCTGGTCAATACGCCGACTGTTCCGCCTGTGGTCAAGACCGCAGCCGTGCTGGCGCTGTGCGTGATCGTTGGGACGTTCGCATTCGGCCCATCCCCGGCCATGGCGCAAGGTAAGAAGCCGGCACCGCCGCCGTTCTGCGATCCGCTCAAGCTCTTGCCCGGCTGCGCCGTCGCCACGACGGGCGGCGCGCTCATCAGCATCGAGCAGGTCATCAAGAATATCGGGGCGGCGCAGGATGCCGACCTCGCCTACGCCAAGGCGCTTGCCGACAACGCCGCCACGCCGGGCAGCAAGCTTCGGTCGGCATGCCTCGCGGCCATCATCGCAGCCAAGGCCCAGGTCGAAGGCGCGGCGCTCAAAAAAGCGGATGGCACCGTGTGGGCAAAGCCGGAGCCGGGCATCATTTCGACCATGGAGCAGGGTGCCGAACTGGTCGACGACCTTCAGCCGACGGCGCCGCTCGTTTCGGGCTGTGCCGCCGCGGCGAACGCCGCCGCGCAGAACGTCCTGACTGTGGTCAACGGCATTGCGACCGGGGCATTGCTCAAGGCGGCGACCGGAGGGGTATTGTGACGGCGCCGCTAAAATCTCGCAGCGAGCGCGCAACGGCCGCACTCGATGCGGCATTCGAAAGACAAATCGGGCAGCGCTTCGACGCTTATAACAGTTGGATCGCGGCAGGCCCGCACGAACTCAAAGAGTTAGGCGTCGACGATCCGGACCCGGCATTCGAAGCCGGCATGCGCGAGTTGAAAGCCGCCGCCGAGCGCGCGCAAACCATCATCGCCAGGGTGTTCGGGCCATGACCACGACCATCCGATTCGTCCAGGGCTCCGAAGCATCATCTCGAGCTATAGTGGCTTTGGAAAAGACCGCTATGCCGTTCACACCTTCTCACGTCGAGGCGCTGACACCTGACGGCGGCTTTTATCTCGGTTCGATGCTCGACGGCGGCGTGCAGAAACGTCCGGTGGGCTATGACCGGGGGCTGATAGCCATCGATCCGACGACCGGAAAAGAACGGGAGCTGCTGCTTCAGGTCGATACGACGCCGGAACAGGATGCGAAGCTCCGGGCTTTCCTCAAAAGCAAGATCGGCGAGCCGTATGATTCCCCGGCGATCTTCGGATTTGTCATCCCGATCCATGAGCATTTGTTGAACCACGCGATCTGCTCGGCGCTCATTACGTTGGCATTGCGTGCCTGCGGCTGGTTCGCGACGCCGCTCGCGGCGCCGGCGCATCTCATCGACCCGCGCGATCTGCTGCTTCTCATCAGCGGGCGCATGTACGTTCCGATGTGACGGAGGCAACCTTGAAAACAATCGTTCATCCGACAACCGGCCGTTCCTTCAAGCTCGGCCGCCGCCCGATCGCGCGCTGCCCGCGCCTGTCGCTGCGCAACTATCTGCTCAAGAGCTTTCCCACCGCGCCGGCGTTCGTCGATTATTCCGCCGCGCCGGCTGCGTTCCTCGCCGAAATTCTCGGTAATGATATGCTCGGCGACTGCACCGCCGCAGGGGCCTTCCACGTCGGCGGCACGCTGCTCGCCAATGCGGGTCAGCCGGTACGCCGCTGGCGGCGCCGGCGAACTCTACGCCGTGCTCGGCCCCGATGCGATCGACAAGGCGACGGCAAAGGCTCCGAACGGTTTCGATTTTTCGCAGCTCGTCGCCGACATCATCAGCATGCGGTAGGAGGGAATCGATAAATGTCGGAAGCCGCCATTGCCGATCTCGATCGACGGGTGACCAGCCTGGAGTCTGTCGTTACTTCAAGCCTCAATCGCATCGAGGGTCTCATCCGCCAGGAGATTCAGGACCTCAAGACCGAGCAGATATCGGACCTGAAAAAGAGCATCGAGCGTATCGGCGACGATCAACGTCGCGTATGGGAAGCTGTCCGTTCGCTCGAGGGTGGCGACAAGCTTCGCACCGGCGCCGCGCGGGCGGTCGACAAATTCGGCAATTTTATCTCGATCGGCCTCGGTGCCACCATCGGCGCGATCGTGACTTGGTTGACATCAGGCAGGCACCCGTGACGGGACCGCGCGCGGCGGGCATAGTTTCGTGCTTAGGGCACATCGTCCGGCTCTAATTTCAGCCTGACTATCAAACGCAATAGTTGGAACTGTCAACCAATTTGAAAGATTTTCTTACTATGATAACGTGCCGCAAAGGGAGCATAGCCATGAAGAAGTCATTGAAACGCAAAGAGAAATCTTTGGCGGACCAGCATGCGCAATTGTTTGTGCCGATTCCTTATGTTCCGATAAATAGTCTTTACGACCTGCGGCAACCTGACTTTCGCCCGATGGTCACCAGCGTGGTTGCCGGCGGCGCGGCCGAGCAGCCAGTTGAGAGTTGGAGCATTCAGAATGCCAAATTGGGGGGAAGTGCTAAATGAGATCAATCAAACACGCGCGCAATTAGCGGCGCAGGCAAATGCCATTGCCAACTCGGTGATGGCACAGGCGAATGGTGCAGTAGACACCGTACGGCGCAAATATCTCGCTCTTCTTCACCAAAAAACGCAACGTAACATCATCGCTTACTATTCTGGCTTTCTGTCCAAGCCGGAACACCTCGCGCTAGATATTAGCGATGAGGACAAGAACGGGTTTATGACAGCCGTTCATCAGTTAGACCGCTCAATCGGTCTCGATCTGATTTTGCATACGCCTGGAGGTCGCATTGCGGCGACCCAATCCATCGTCGATTATTTGCACAAAATGTTTCAAGGCGATATTCGTGCCATCGTTCCCCAAATTGCAATGTCGGGAGGCACGATGATCGCGTGTTGACTGCAAGGCCAATTAGTTATATAAGTATTATACTGCTTTGGGGCGGAAAGGCCCCCACGGCAGGATTCGGACCTGCGACCTCCTGTTTAGCTACAGGTGCTCTTGTCCACTGAGCTACGTGGGGCCGAGTTGGAAGCCGGACGTCGCTCATGCGACGGCCGGCCCCGGTGCGGAAGCGGCTAGCTGCTCATGTACCACCTACCTTTCGCGCCCCTGGCAGGGGGCGGCTACACTTGGTTGACGGAAACCGGGGCATTTTCGCCCCGGTTTTCATTTCTGGGCGATGTTTCACTTGACTTACCCAACCCCCAGGGCTAGGCTTGTCATCATTGGAGATAGCCATGGCCAAGCCCGTCCTTTCCGATCCCCGGTTCTTTAGCGAAGAAGCCGCTTTCGAGTACGTCGAAGCCCAGCTTTGGCCGAGCGGCCCGGTTTGCCCGCACTGCGGTGCGACGGGTGAAAAGATCGGCCATTTGCAGGGCGTCCGTTCCAAGCCGAGCAAGAAGAACCCCGAAGGCGTCGTGCAGATCGGCCTGCGTAAGTGCTACGCCTGCCGTCAGCCCTTCACGGTGCGCAAGGGCACGATTTTTGAGGATAGTCATCTCCCCTTGCGGATGTGGCTTCAGGCCATCCACCTGCTTTGCGCCTCGAAGAAGGGCATCTCTACGCGCCAGCTTCAGCGAATGCTTGGCTGCGGCATGAAAACCGCTTGGCATCTCGGGCATCGCATTCGGGAGATGATGACGCCCGATAAGAGCGGCCCGATTGGCGGGCCCGGCAAGACGAGCCTAAGCCCGACGATCCTGCGCAGTACAAACGCTTCGTCGAAGCCGCACGTGAAGCTGACGCCGATGAGACAGAAGAAGGGGCTGATCGCGCGTTCAAGAAAATTGCCTCCAAACCGGCTAAAGATTGCAAAGACCGTTCATAAAAACGCGAACGGCGTTTAGAACATCACGTGCTTGCGACGGGGTATAGGTCGTAGCGGGGTGCATCGTGTTATTCCGCCACACAGACCCGACATGATGCAGATTGGCGCGAGCCTCCTCCCATTTGTTTTTCTTGCGTTTTTGCGCTTCCGTCGCTTCTGGCATTTTCTTGATTTTGTCGTCCATTTGGCCGGTCATCTGTCGCCACGTAGTTTGCGGAGTGATCGTTACTCTTAGGCGTCGGCCTAGCTGCCGTACCGCAGCTTCCATGGCCCGCATGAGATGAAATACACATGCGGTAGCCTGTCCCAAAGCAAGGCAGTTTCCGGCGTTTTTTATGTCTTCGACGGTTGGCTTAAATTTGGTGGCGACAAGTTCGCCAAAAAGCTTGTCATTTCCGTAGAATTGAACGTCATCGTTCGGAACGCGAAAGAATTTCTGCGACGCCAGATCATCCTGCACCCTTGAGAGCAAATGCGTAATCGCTTGTACTATTGGCAATCTCTGAGCGGCGAATCTTGGAGAGATCAAAAGTGCTATGCGATCTAATTCGGGGGTGACATTGCCCATCCCGGCCGCGACGCATGCCTCGCGCATTAAATCTAAGCCATAAGCAACGGCAAATGACACCTGCCTATCGGCGACCGGTTGTTCCCCAGGCTGCAATGGAGCCGGAAAACACAATATTTTTGCGTCGGACAGCGCGACAATCGCTTTGGCAAACTTCAATCCGTATTCATCCAGCATATCCCACAGGCTCCATAGCCCGTGAGACTCGGGAAATAGTGGCGACGGGGGAGGCGTGGTTATGGGGGTTGTGGTCACGGGAAAACCAGCGTTTTACCATTCCAGGCGCAATCTGGAATGTTCGATTTGATGTAGGCCAAAATCTCGGCGTCCAGCGGGGCGCGCTTGGCCTCGTAGTCGGCGTACAGCGGGGCGCGCTTGGCCTTGTATTCGGCGTCCAGCGCGGCAAGCTTGGCCTCGTAGTCGGCGTACAGCGGGGCGCGCTGGGCCTCGTAGTCGGCGTACAGCGGGACGCGCTTGGCCTCGTAGTCGGCGTCCAGCGGGACGCGCTTGGCCTCGTAGTCGGCGTCCAGCGCGGCGCGCTTGGCCTTGTATTCGGCGTCCAGCGGGGCGCGCTTGGCCTCGTAGTCGGCGTACAGCGGGACGCGCTTGGCCTCGTAGTCGGCGTCCAGCGCGGCAAGCTTGGCCTCGTAGTCGGCGTACAGCGGGGCGCGCTGGGCCTCGTAGTCGGCGTACAGCGGGACGCGCTTGGCCTCGTAGTCGGCGTACAGCGGGGCGCGCTGGGCCTCGTAGTCGGCGTCCAGCGGGACGCGCTTGGCCTCGTAGTCGGCGTCCAGCGGGGCGCGCTTGGCCTTGTATTCGGCGTCCAGCGCGGCAAGCTTGGCCTCGTAGTCGGCGTACAGCGCGGCGAGCTTGGCCTCGTAGTCGGCGTCCAGCGCGGCGAGCTTGGCTATCGCTTCACAACCGCCAAGATAGATCATATTATGAAGGCGGATAGCCACTTCATTTTTTGGCTTCTTACGCTTCACATAATCTAGGCGCTCATTCACATCGTGCGATTCTTCGCACAATTGTTCATGGTGCAAGAACGCAAACCAACCTTTTGTGGGGCCGGTATAGTTGTAACGCCCTGGAAACAACGTGTTCTTGGACGTCTTGCGAGTTTTGCTGATCTTGGTCATGCCGTGGTCCTTCGTGGTGTTGCGGGGCGCCGCGCATTGCGGCGGTATTGATACTCGCCATGCTCGACGTGCAGGCCTTGCGGTGTTCGTGTGATCTTTGCGGGCATGCATGGATCCTTTCCAAGCCGGTTACGAACTCTCGCCAGTCGTGGTGATAAGCGTGTTGCCTGAGCCGACGCCGGCCCACGGCCCGAAACATTCTCCGTGTCGGGGCGGAACGTCGCCCTCCTGTTGAGGAAATCCTCGCCCTTTAGGGCGGGAAAGACGTTAACAAGATCCCGAGTCCCTTTGCAGCGGCGCGGAGTAGAGGTTCGACGGCACGATCTCCGATGCCCATCAAACAGGTCCCTTGCGCGGGCGATGAGCCGGGCAGCCCACTCGCGCCTATAAATTTGAGTTTCGGCGACACGAATAAAATGCCATCTGCCTTCGGCGCGAACTGTTGCCACCACGGCGCCGATGTACGGTCCGGCGTCAGGGCGATGCCGTTGCCGTGATCAAAGAACTTCGCGAGCCATGGTGCGATGCCGTTCCGTGGCCCGAATGGCGGGTTGCACCAAATAAATCCATCCCAGGTTTTACAAAGACTGTCCGCGGTGATGTAAACGGTCGCAGAAATCCACGGTGTGATATCACGTCCTGGGCTGGCTACGTCCATATCGAACGTGCAGCCGAGCGCTTCGAACACGTGCGGCGGGGTATACCTCTCGTCTGATGCGCCGACGCTTTGTTCATGAAGGGCCATCAGCGGTTCTCCCTCTCCGCCGTCACCACCATCCGCATGGTGATCAGATCGCCCCTGGCGGCATAGAGCTTCTGGCAAATCAGGAACGGACTCTTGTCGAGCGCGTACCAGAACGGCAGCTCGCCGACCTTGTGTTGCTCGGCATGACAGCCGTGTGGACCACCGCATAAGGGCAGCGCCCACTTATCGGATGGTTTCTTGCCCTTGGCGCCGAACTTGCCGTGCGTGGCTGAATTCAGGCGGACATGGGCGGCTTCCCCGGCCGGATCCTGGCCGCAACGCAGGCAGGGGCACTGCCGCACCATGGCGAGATAGGCCGGGTCGGCGTCGGATTGCCGGCGCGGTTGTTGTTTGCGCGCGGGCGGGAGGTCGCGTTTTAGGAGCGCGCCGTAGTCGGCGGGGCGGGCGATGCGTTGGGGGCGAGGGGTCATTTGGTTTCCCAAATCTGAAAAGCGGCCAGGTCGTCATCGTCCATCATCCGGCAGACATCGGCGGATGACATTGCTCCACCTTGAATGAAAAGGTTGGCGCGCACGACAGCGATTGTTGCGGCAGCATGGCGTGGTGACGGAAGGGCTTCTAAGATCGTCATAATCTGGGCTGCGGCGCTATTTGTCGTGTTGCTCATGTTGGGCTTCCGTTTAGGTGTTTGATTCACGATAGGGTGTGCCGGGTGAGGGGGCTGTCACGGTGAATTGGCGCGTTGGCTTCGGCGCGCGCGGCTTCTTTACGTCAACGCCTTCGGTCTGCCAGTCAGGAAACGGGCGCTCATCTTCGCATAGCCACCATCGCTTTTCCAGCCCGCTTTCAGGAAGGCCAGCGGCATCGCCCTCAGCGATCCACTCTTTCCAAAAGTCCATCGGGCAGGTGCCAACAAGGTCAACCATGATTAACTGCCTCCGAAGGCTCAGCCTTTTTCTTGGCGGCTTCCATTTCCTGCCGGATCTGATCGCCCTCACGTGAACCAAAATCTGTATTTCCGACAATCTCCGCCGCCGGCCTTGCCTCGACGACCGCATAACGATCCCGCCATGACTTCGCTGTCGCAGTGAGGCCTCGGTCTTCGGCCGTCTGAGCGCGGGCAGCGATCATGTCGAGGGCGCTGGATTTTTGGGCGGGGGTCATCGAAGGTGAACCGGCGCTGCAACGGAGAAACCAGCTGCGGCCTTATGGCCACCACCACCAAATTGCCGCGCAACTGCGCTCACATCGAAGTCGCCGCGTGATCGAAGCGAGTACTGATACCGGGCGCCTTCCACCTCAAAATAGCAGGCACCAAAGGCGCATGCGCGTTCGGCAAGCTCACCGGCCACTTCGCTTGCAGCAAAGTACGGCGCGTTGGCGATGAAGATCGGGTGCCCGGCGAGCGTTGCCGCGTACGCATTGTTTTTAAGTTCCTCGACGCGGAGGCGGTAGTAGCGCTGAATTGAGCGGCCTTCCTCGATCAGGCGCTCGACGCCGCAATCAACCAACCGATCCCATATTTCGAATTGTTGCGGATAGGATCGCAGCGCTATCGTGAATTCGTCGCCGTTTGGCAACCGCTTTCGCCACAGGTCGCGATCTTGCACATATTCGATGAAATCCGGCCGGTCCCCGCCGATGAACCAATCCCACGCCATTGCGGCACCGCTGCGGTTCATGTCGAACAGTGCGAACATGTTGTTGCCGGCGCCGTCAATACTCGCGGCGTCGCGATGATCGAATGTCAGTGGCGGTGGGTCAATGTCGGCTAGGTCGTCCTGCGCCGTCTTATGATGGTCCAAAATCAGGATCGAACTTGCGGCCTTTGCCATCGCGTCCAGCACTGGGCGCTTGTAGCTAAAATCGACAAAAATCACATCGCGGCATTCATGCGGCGGCGGTTCCGTCTGATAGATGCCGGGGTAGAAATCAATATCACCGCCAAACGCCTTTCGAAGGCACCATGCGGCGGCAAAACCGTCGTCGCAACCGCCGTGGTAAATGCAAAGTGGTTTCATTGTTCCGTTCCTTTTGTATGACCGCCCGAACGCAAAACACCACCAAAAAACCTCAGAAAAACAGACGGCGCCCCTCGCTAGTTTAAGTCTCTCCCTTGGCGAGAGGCGCCGCCGTGGGCGGAATGTCAGGCTCCGCCGCATGGGAAACAGGCAGCTCCACTATTTCTGTGAGGGTTGGAACCTCGATCCAAATCCGGGCGCCGCCCCGCCCGGCAATCCATTGGGAATTATATACTTGACTCCCTCGATTTTCCCGGCTAGAGTTTAGCGATGGATTGAGGGGTTGGCCATGTCCAAGAGCACGATTTCGACCTTCCAACTTTTCGAAATGTTCCCCGATCAAGAAACGGCCCGGACCTACCTCGAAGGCCGGCTGTGGCCGAATGGCCCGCGCTGCCCGGTTTGCGGCCTTGGCGAGCGGATCACGGCGCGGGCCAGCGGTTTCTACCGCTGCAACCAATGCAAGGAAGACTTCACGGTGCGGACCGGCACAATCTTCGAGCGCAGCCATGTTCCGCTGCACAAATGGGTTTACGCGATGTACCTGCTTGTGACGGCCCGCAAAGGCATCTCTAGCATGCAACTCGCCAAGGAAATCGGGATTACCCAAAAGTCGGCTTGGTTCGTCCTGCACCGCTTGCGCGAAGCTTGCGGCGGTCGCGATCTCACGAAGCTTGCCGGCATTATCGAAATCGATGAGACCTTCGTCGGCGGCAAGGAAGCCAACAAGCACGAAAGCAAGAAGCTCCATGCCGGGCGCGGCACGGTCGGCAAGACGCCGGTTCTCGGCATGCGCGAGCGGGGCGGCCGGACGGTCGCCATGCCGATCGCCGGCACTGACAAGGCAACGATCCAAGCCACGATCTTGCAGAATGTTGAGGTTGGCTCGACCATTCACACGGACGAAGCCGGGGCCTATGTTGGCGTTGCCGGTCTGTCCTTCGATCACGATACGGTCAATCACAGCCAAGGCGAATACGTCCGTGACGATGTGACCACGAACGGCATCGAGAGCGTCTTCGCTGTTATGAAGCGCGGCATCTATGGCGTCTATCACCATACCAGCCAAAAGCATCTTGGCCGCTACGTTGACGAATTTTCCTTCCGCTTGAACGAAGGCAACGTCAAGAACCATACCTTGACTCGGCTCGACAGCTTCGTGGACGGGGTTGCCGGTAAGCGGCTGACTTACAAGGCGCTGATCCAATGACGAAACAAACGCCACCAAAAGAACTAGACGCGATTGCGGATGTGGTGCTCGCTTATCGGCCGAAGCCGAAGACGAAACCAGCCAAAAAGCGCCGGAAAATGCAGAAACGGATAATAGCCGCTCAAGCCTCTGGCGAGGGTAAACATCTTCGGAAAGGAGGTTGAGAGTAGTTGTCATTTGAAGATTGCTATTAGAGTTAGAGCCAACAGCGAAACGATCAGAAACCCGACAAGTCTTCGGCGGCTCCTTCGGATCATATTTGCATAAGGGCCTTCTGCCTTGGGCCACAAGAAAATTGATCCCCACCAAAAACTAGAATCTCTGGAGCGATGGTCGGCACGCGCGACGCTCGCGATTCTATTGGGAATTTTTATTGAAATTGGCTCGTTGTTCTGGTTCCAGCATGATCCTGTCGAAAGGCTTATCGGCGTAATTGCAAATGCATTGATAGGCATCGGTTTGGTCGTCGAATACATTGCCATCCTGAGGGCTATTGTTGCATCTGGCGACGCCAACAGAGAATCCGATGAAAAGATCGCCGAAGCGAATGAGCGCGCGGCACAGGCCGATCTTGCCAGAGCCGAGCTTGAAGACAAGTTGCGCCCAAGAGAATTAAACCAAGCACAATGGGACTTTATCCAAGAACTTACCGGCCAGTTCGAGCAGGTGAACATCGGGTATGAAACTGATGCTGAAACGCGATGGTATGCCATGGAGGTCCAAAAGGCATTTTTCGCGGCTGGAATTAGGGTCGCGCTATATCCGCGCGCTGCCGATGTCCACAGTTTCGGGACGCTCATATATGAGCCGCAAGGATTTGACGGAGCGCAGCCAAGAACGGTCGCCCCGCTAGTAGAAATCTTTCGAAGAGGCGATATACCGCCAGAGCGCGTATCGCTTGCCGTAATAACATCGCCACCAACTGATATGACAGCGCCATCGGAATTTCCGATGATCATTCTAGGAGGCAGATTCCTGGTCGCTCCCGCTTGGAGCCCACCGAGAAGTACCAAAACGAAAACGGCCGAATAAATTGCGAACGTCAGCCTGTCACGCCAGCATGGCCATAGCCCTCCCCCGCAAAGGGAGTCAAGTATATAATTCCCAATCCATTCACATTGTAGAATGCGGGGGCCATTCAATGGCTTCCACCATCGAAGCGCGCCGGTTCGGTCCACATTGGTGCCAATGATCGCGTTGACTTGTTCAAGTTCGTCGTGACTGATTGTTACAATCGCCATCGGTCTATTCCTCATCATCAGCTTGCACGGCGGGGCTCCGTTAAGGAGGAACCGAAGCCCCGCCGCCTGTTGGGCCGGGAACGGGGGCGCTACCCGGCCGCAAGGGTGTTGATTGGTTCGCGCGTCTCCGTCGGCGTCGGCATGCGGGTCGACGTATACCGGCCGCGTATGTTGGCCTGATACCAGCGCCCGATGCTGTTGCCGCAAGCGTGCACGTTCATGGCTTCGGCAAACTTCTCCGGCGGTACGTCGTCATGGCTGTAGATGCCGGAGTTTTTGAACGTCACGATCAGGGTGCGGGTTTCTTCGTCGTAATCAAGACGCGAGATGTTTGATGACGATTTCGAAATGATAGTGGTCGTCATGGGGATTGCCTTTCGTTGGTGCGAATTCAGTCGGTCGGATCGTCAAGGCCGATGGTGCGGTCGTAGGCATCCGTCAACATTTCGATGGTGGCGGCGATCGAATTGGCATCGAGGTCGATTTGCCGGCTGGTGATGATCGCATTGAGCTGCGAGCAGATGAACATGCGCTTGGCGTCTTTCGGCGAAGTCGGCCGGAAATAGTTGTTGCCGTTGCCGCCCTGGTTCGGTCGAGGCTCATGCTGCGGCGGATCGATCGGGGCGGACTGGCGCGGTGCCGCGTTTTGCGCGCCGTTCTGCGCCTGGGCGCGCGTCGCTGTGGTCTCGCGCACGGCCTTGACGTTGTGATAGATCACGCCGTTGACCTCGTTGCGTTCGCAGCCGAAATCATAGGTCCTGCCGTATTCGACCATCTGCAGCTTGTCAGCAAAGGCGCTGAGACTTTTGCCATCGGTGAGCTTGATCCGGCCGGGCTTGTTGCGTGCCGGCGCCGATAAGATTTCTTCGACCGTGCCGACGATCTTGATGAGCGGCGGCCGTTCCATGGTGGTGGTGTTCATGATTTACTCCTGTGTTAGAAGCTACTGGTGAAAGTTTCGCGAGTACCGGCGGGCAGTTCGCCGTGGGCTTCCTTGAAAGCTTTGGCGGACTGCTGGATTGCCAAAGTGATTTTCTCGGTCAGACCGATCGCCTTGATGGCGGCAACCGGATCGTCAATGACGATGATCGGCGGAGAGCGTCGTGGCGCCAACGTTCGGCCGCCGAGGCTCGAAGCCAGGCGGATGGCGGTTTCCCGGTCGGCGCGGTTTGCAGTCCGATCGAGCTTGTTCGCTTCCTTGATCGCGGCTTGAGCATCGATCACGGCGGTTCCGACATCCTCGCAGGCACCGACTTCGGCGGCGGCAATGGCGTCGTTGGCCTGGTCGATCAGGGCCTGGGCGCGGGCGGCGGCTGCTTCGGCCTCGCGCTTGGCTTCCGCGGCAATGGCTTCGCGGCGTCGCCGTTCGGCATCCGCCCATGCATTGGCGCGATCGACGATGATGCCCAAAAGCCCCTTGGATTTCGGCGTGCCTTCAAGCTGTTCGCGCACCGGCTTGTAGGCGCCGTTGATCCTGTTCAGCGCGGCATTGAGCGGTTCCACCTTCGGTTTGCGCTCGTCCTCAAGAGCGGCAATCGTCCTGCGCGTGCTCTCGATCCATGTGCCGGCTGTCTGCGCTTCCTCCGCCGTCTGGATTACTGGATTGCCGGCGATGTAGTCCCGCACAAGCTTTGTCTGTTCAACGGCCGCGTCGATCGCGGGATTGAACGCCATGTTCGCTTCGGCATACGCCTTGATCGCCGTTTCATCCGCGATCGGCTCCGGCGGCTGATTGTCCGTCGTCGTCACGCCGCGGTCCGTCGCCGGAATGTACCGGTCGGCGATGGCGGCAGCGCGTTGTTTGGCGTCGGTTGGGTCGAGCATGGTGGTTACTCTTGTGGGTTGTTAGATAGGTGTCACTCCGCCGCGATTTTCATTTCGGCCGCGGCGGCCGCGATCTTCTCGACCATTTCGAGGCAGTCCGGACGATCACTATCGCCGCCCGGGCCCCAATGCTCGCGTGCGTCGGCAATCGATTTATTTCGGCAGCCGGCCACAACGCGCCACTGGTCGCGGACGATGACGCCCTCGAAAGTGTATCCGCGCGAATCCACGCCGGCGAAGACGTAACCGAGCTCGCCTCGCTCAATTTTGGTGGCACGTGGCGCCTTCAGCTCGGTCAGTGCGGTGCAGCCCCTCGCGTACACGGTCTTCGCCGCGTCCGCCTTCAGCTCGGTCAGTGCGGTGCAGCCCCTCGCGTCTACGTAATCGGCCGCGTCCGCCTTCAGCTCGGTCAGTGCGGTGCAGCCCCTCGCGTCTACGTAATCGGCCGCGTCCGCCTTCAGCTCGGTCAGTGCGGTGCAGCCC